TCATACATAGCAAGAACTAATCCGACAGTCTCACCTGTATAGATTGTGTGTTTGTTAATACAACTGTTCATTTCGTTAATATTTTAGTTTATATGATGATACAATATGGTCTGGACAACGTACATGGGATAAAATAGAGCCCTAGTAATGTTACAAGTGTACTTACTTCCCACTAATACATGTAAATTAAAACCAGGATTATGAAATCAGCAGAAGAGTATTTTAGTTTACATTATGACCTAAAGAATGAGATGATAAGATTATCTAAGGAAGGTAATGATATAAGAAAAGCTTTTATCACCAAAATTTACTGTGTCCCAAAGAGTGAGGTTAAGAGTAATTACAATGACCTGAAGAAAATAGTGAGAGTTTTTAAACAGGATGGGTTTTGGGCAAAGGCTTCAAGAAAGAGAAATGGGATTTTAAGGATAGTGGTATTTTTCAAAAAACTAAGTATAATAGTTAGGATATTGATATGAAATTTAAAGTTTTAATCAAGTATTTAGACATTGACAAAAAGGGAAATAGGGTTTACTCTAAAAAACCCAAAAGTAAGTTCTCCACTAAGGTGATAGTTTTGAAAGGCGGACCATGGCTTGATAAACTTATACTGAAGTTTGGCAACGGAGAAGTAATGGCGTTCAAGTATAACGAGAAAACTCTCTCCTTCCTTAAAAAGGTTACTAGTGAGTACTTTGCAGTAACTAAAGTATATAAAAGTCCATTCTATAGCTATTATCTAGTAAGTCGTTATTCGAAGGAGAAAGTATCAAACTTAACTGATTTACTGAAACAATGTCATAACATGGGTTTGATAACGGCAGGGGAATATTGGGATAACCTAATACCTATAGAATTATGGAGATGCTGAAAGTGGTTTGTATGAAACCACGCATGGGATACTTTTCAAGAATAAGGATAGAGTACCTATTGGCAAATACTGCATGAAGAGTATCGTATCATATTTCAGGGATCAAGGTTATAAAGTTAATTGGGGAAAGAACTCCTCTAACGACAGATACTGGATAAGAATATCATGGCAAAAGAAAAGAGAATCAACTGGTTTCAGTGGTTTATCATTATCGGGATACCAGCTATGGTAGTATATGGATTAATTAAATTATTGAGCTATGGAATATAACGCAAGAAAGGATTTCCTGGATGTAAAGAAATCTGGGATAAACTCCAAGAGGGACAAGGACAGGTATATCCTGTTACAGGAAATCCTGAAAAAGATTGAAGGTAGGGCTAAGTTAGGTGAGAAGTCAATTATCATCGAAGAACCCAGAGTTGATTGGGATTTTCTGATACCAGTGGTAGATAAGTTAAGGAAATTAGGATTTACAGTAGACACAAGATTCCTTCAATCCAGAGGTTGGACTTTAGCTATTTACTGGAACGATGGTGGGAAAAGGATAAATGAAAATATCCCACTAACCATATTGGCAATCCTAGTTCTCATCTTTTTAATCTGGTTGATATGGCTTTAGATAGAGATGATAAAATCCTGAAGAAGATCACCAAGTTACCATCGAAGAAACAATTTGGTGATTTGGCATATTCCTGGTTGAAGGAAAGATTCCCTAATGCAGAGGATATCATGATCAGGGAAGCAAAGTTTAACCAGGAAGTATTCTTTGTAGTGGCTTACATTGACTGGAAGAAGGTGAGTTTCACAGTCAATTCAACCGCACTTTTGTTTCACCTTATTAAAAAGTATTTATAGTATGGCTTTAAAATGGACAAGGTCTTAGGTGATATCCTAAAAGAAAGGTTCTCAGATTACCCAATGGAGTTATTGTCCTATATCGATAAGGGTACTGGATGGGAAGTAAGAGTAAGGTTGGTGAAGGTCCACCTGGTTCCGGTTTTATCTGATGGATTCAATATCCTAATCTTAGATAGGGATGTTATACTTGGATACTGGGGAGTAGTTGGTATATTTGGTGAAGATATTAAGATGACTGAGCCCCATTTGTGGGCCGTAAAAAGTGGTGGAAATTTTTTGGAGGGTTTGAGGTTCAGGCCCTCTTTTTTGTATGTATAGGGTGATGGGGAGGGGTAGCCTTGATCAGGCTGAGGATTCAAGGATCTGGGATCAAGGATTAGGATCCTGGTTTGTGGGGCTTGGGAAAGTCGTAGCTGTTGTGGTTGTATCCACATCCTTGTTTCCCAGCCAGTGCCAGGATGTAGCTGTAAGGGAGGGCGACGGTAGGATATAATTAAAAAATAGGTGTTAATTTTTTAGGGGACAAATTAACACCTATCACATTTAAAAATTTAACGTTTTTCTTTCTTGAAACAAACGTATAGAATACAGACAATAACTAGTATTAGAATCTGTATAACAAACGAAATAATTTCAAGTAATGCGTTTATTATTGCGTCCATATTCAAAAACAATTATAGATAAAACAATCATATTTTTTCTTGAAAATTTTTTCATACAAGTATTTTTTTACTTTTAAAATCTTTTTCTCCATTCTAGTATAATTGAATAAATGAAACAAATAAAAATGAGTAGTACAAATGTACTACTCAATAATGTAAAAAAACTCATACTATTTCGTCTGTTTGAAATTCTTTGCTTTTGCAGTTTGCAAACGTGCAAACAATTTTTTTATTGCGTCCTCTTTTTCGAGTGTAGAAGCGTTATATAATTCTTTTGCGCTATTATATTCTCCTTGCACCTCTACGAGAGTATCGTGTAATTCTTTCAATTCAAGCAATGTTTTTTTATCTACGTTGAATGCAAAATCTAGGATATACTTTTGCAACAATTTGCGTGCGCTTTTTTTCTCATTACTTTTAGAATCTAATTTGTGTAGATTTTCGGGACACTCCCAACCTAATAAGTTGTATAATTTTTCGTAGTTGATTTTACCCTTGTTGTTACTTCTGTTTACAACGCTTTTAGAAAATTCTTGTAAATTCATAATTTTAATTATTAAAAATAAATCGTAGACTTTTCAAATTTGGTGCTACGATATAACCAAAATATTTTTACACTTTTTCAATATTTCAAAGAACGTATTTTTATCGTTTTTCTATATGCAAATGTATAGAAAATTTTTGAATTACAAAAATATTTGCAAGAAAAAATTAAATTATTTTCGTCAAAAAATTAATTTTATTTTCATTCTAAATTATCGAAAAATCGAAAAATTTTTGATGAAAAATTTGCTTTTGTCAAAAAAATTTCGTAGATTCAATATATAAAATATCTACTTGCCCGCTTGCCCACCCTAATCCTAATCCCAATCTAGCTCTGGCTTCGGCTCTCATCTTAATATCTTCTGAGCCCGCCTACCTTCATGGCCTTAAATTGAACCCACCTACCTATCCCAACCCATTAATCCTAACCTAATAGCTCTCACTTTTCAGCTCTCCGGTTAACTGATATGAAAGCTTTGGGATGACTAGGGTATAGGGCCTTATGACCACTAATTAGGATATCTAGTTGATCAACTCTTATCAAACATGTAAATATTCTCATAGAACAACTACTTTTCTTCTAGAAATTCAATCTAGCTGTCCTAAAATGACAGAAAAGCTCGCTTTCATTTGATCAATCTTTCTCCCGCAATCAACCACAAAAATAGAGTGACTGTATGGGTCACTCTATCTCTACAGCCTATACAGCCTATACAGCTCATCAAATAAATCCTGATCCTTATCGTATACCTTAATTAAGGTTAATACTAGGGTAGCTAGGTCTACCTCTCCTCTATAATTCCAGGGTAAGTAACCATCTAAATCACATCCTTCTTCCTTTACTACTGGGTAAACCTTCATGGCTAATTCAATTACTGGCTTAAGTATTTCCATTATCCCATCATCATAACCTCAGTTTCTATGTATTAACTGGAAAGCTACCATCATTACCTGGCCATACCAATCAGGTATACAATCATAATAATCGTCACCATCAACCTCTTCATCTGCATAGGTTAATAACTCCATCGATTTATCCCTTAGCCTTTCTATCAAAGGTAATACTTCTGATTCCTTAACCTCAAATAACATGGTTTTACTTGGGGATGTTTGAACCATCCTATCAAGTTTATCCCGGATATCCAAATCTATATCATCCTCAAACTTTAATACCGGTTTACTGGGCATATAATCCTCAACCTGGTATCCGCAATAAACATTTACCTTAACTTGGTGAACCATCTCAGTTTTGTTCTCTTCTGTACTCATAACTCCATATTTTAAATTAATAAATTTTATTAATGCAAATATAATAAACTCTGGTTGCTGATGCAAATCTTTTTTAACCCTAATAGGGATCTGAAACCCGCCCTCTTACCTTAGAGGCCTTAACATCACCAAGCCAAGATTTAGGATAGGGCTGTAGGACCTATCCTCCATGGCTATGGTTCCCTATCCTAATCCTTGTCCTAATCCGATATTCATAGCCCACTGAGCCCAAACACTAAAAAGTTCTCCCCAGTATATTATATAAGTACAAAGGAGAACTGATCAGGCTTAGGCTATTGGCCTTGTTTTGGGGATATGGCTCTACTCTCTATTGGGTAGTGTGTCATCCTCTATAACATCAACCTGTCTTCTGGCTAAGGATTTGAGATGTCTTTGGGCCTTTTTGTCTTTAGCCTTTAGAGGCTGTATGGTATCACCATATTGGTATTTCTTTTTCTTCTTTGGTGATATAGATATGGGGCCCTTATTCCCTGATACTGGATTAGGATTTAAGGCTGTTTGAGGCTTAGGATCAAGGTCCTTGAGGCCATCAGGGCTTTCCTGGCCTTTACTATTAGGGGCCCTCAGAGATCCCTTTCCCATCCCCAAAAATTGAGGCCCGGTCTGGGATCCTAATCCTTGATTTGTGGCTGATGAATCCTCAGAATCAGAACCTTGAATGTCTGATACACGCCTATCCGAATCCTGATTCGGATTTCCTACAGATCCTTGAATGTCTGATACAGCATCAGTATAACCATTATCGGATTCTGAAACACCATCCAAATAAGGAATCCCACTACCTAAACCCAAATCCATACCTATACTATTACTCTCTTTAAAATTACTCTTAGATAATATACTTTCAGATTGATGAATTTCTTTGTTTTTTGTGGCTGTTTCTGAGGATTGGGATTCTAGGATGTCGTGGTCTATGTCGGGGATGAAGTCTGTATCCTCTTCCTTGATACCTTTAGATTTTCTCTCTTCTGCTTTTTGTAGTGTCAGGATTTTATCCTGTATCCTTTGTCTTAAGGTTTTGTCTTCTGTTTCTTGTAGTTGTTTTTGTAATTCTGGGATTGTGTCCTCTATCCAGTCTACGTCTTGGATTTGTTGTATCCTTTTCTCTGATCTTTTGGATATGGAGTTGTCGATGTGATCGTATTTATGTAGTATATCTAAAGAGATATGTTCTTTCTCTTCTAGGAGTTTGAGCTGGGGTTGGTCTAGGATTTTAGCCTGTTTTATGTTATCTGTTTGTATTTCTTTGGGTTGGGATGTTTGAACTATTTTGTAGGCTTCCTCTACAGTCAAGGATTGGGATTGGTTGTTTTGCGTGAGGTTGTTGTTGATGTTGATGGTAGATCCTGAGGCATAGAAGGTCCTGAATATCTCTGCTACTTGTTTATTAGATTGTAGAAGAGTGGATAAGATTCTGGATATTTCTCCTGATATGAATGGTGAGTATTTATCTCCTTGTGATTTGAGGAGGATTTCTAGTTGGTGTTGGATTGTACCTCTATCCTGAATAGCCCAAAGTGTAGACATGTTGGCTAAGGCTGCGGCAGTATCTTGTAACCTTTGAGGGTCTTTGAAGGCTTCTAATGTATGAGAGGTTCCAAGCATACATGATTGTATTGTTTCTACTTTGGTATTTAAAAGATGAGCCAGTTGAGGGATGGATAATGTCCTATCATTTAGCCTGAATCCTGACATTGTGTAGATATTGACAATGTGGGAAATCAGTTTCTCTTTCCTGGTTTTTCTTAACTTCTTGCTCTTTGCTTTATTCATTTGCTGAGCTAGGATCGTGACCCCTGTGGGTCTGGGCATTCTTTCAATTTGTGTCATATTATCATGGTTTTAGTAATCACTTATATGATATCTGGAAATCTGGGTCTTAGACCTACTTATGAGTAGTTTATGATAAATCTTTACAAATTCTTTTTAGTTAACTAGATACACAAAAAGAAAGAGCCAAATCATTAAATTTGACCCTTTCCAGTTAATTCAAATTATGGAGTTTACTTAAAATGTTGCATCGATGTCAATGTATATGATATTCCCGGGATTAAACCGGTATTCCTCTTTTTCCTCTGTTTCTATTACCAGTTCCTCAGTTTCTTGGTCCATGTATATGGAATCAACGTAATCTATGGTTTGTTCTTTACTGATCTCCATTATGGTTACTATTACTGATTCTTCCATATTTGAGAAAGCCCATTCTATTATCTCTAGAATCTCCACCTTTTGTTCTAAGGTTTTTTCTCTTAAACTTAGTGTTAACTGATCCATGATTAATCGTTATTAACTGTGAATTGTATCTTGGTTATTCCTTCTAACATAATCACCAACACTTCATCTGATAAAACTTGTCCTCAATTTCAGTGATTATTGTTCCTTTCCTGAAGAATATTGCAGGACCTACTCCAGCCGCACATATTATGTGTATCATATACCCAAATTCTGGGTTTTTAACTTCCACATCCATTATACCATTGGTTGTGGTTTTAATGCTTACTGTGATTTCAACTATCTCTTTGAAAGTAATATCCTCAAAATTATTTTCGAGGTATAGGTTTAATAGCCTATACTTATTTATGGGATCCATACCCTCTTTAAAAGTAATCTCTTTTATTTTCATAGGGCATATTCTGATTCTATGGTTAGTGTTATCTGATCTATGTTCTCATATTCAAAGATCTTTTTTCTACCTGTATCCCAACCGAATGTGGTAAACTTGTCAGGTGTTATATCCTGTATAGTCGGATCAACCAGGTTAACTCCCTTTGTACATCCATTGATTTCCTTGAGTTGAACTCTCATTTTAATCTCAACTCTTTCGTTATCTTCTACTGTCCTAAGGTATAATGCTAGCAACTTTATGAGTTGTTGCTTAGCATTATTACTTAAGTCTTTAAAGTCTAAAACTAGATTCTCATTCATGGTCTTCCTTATTGAATTCATCCCAAGCTTCCAAGACATTCTTACAGGTAAGAACCTGATCATGGTTTCTTCCTATTACCTTTGATCTCATCCATTGAATCATTTCTTGAAGTTCATTCTCATCTTCAATGTACTCGTTGTTATCATCTGCAAGATATTCCTGCCTAATCCCTTTTTCCCATTTCTCGATGAGTGCATCCTTTTCCGGGCAATTTGGAATCTGATACAATAACATTTGGATTTGTTCGGATAAGTCTGGTACATAGTCAAAGTAAGAATCATCTCCACCACCAAAGTTCTCTAACATTACCTCTATATATTTATCAGCTTCTTCTAATAGGGTAGCCAGCATCTCATCTCCCGGAAACTCTGGATTCTCAAATACTCTCACGTAAATTTGGGTTGAGATATATAATTCAACCCCTTTCAAGGATTTCAGGTATTTCTCAAACTCATTATCCTTTTTCTCATTCTCTTCGGATAATTCCCATTTATCAAAGGCTTTTACCCATTGTTTCCCAATAAACTGATCCGGAGTGTATTCTCCAACTTCTGTTAAAATATAAAATTTCTTTTCCATGACTTATTGTGCTAAGGGTTGTAATTTCTTGTATAATTCTCTCCACCGTACCACCATATCTGAATATTGTGGACATTGTTGAACTAAACCATTGAGGTCTTCCAAGTTGTCTTCAAGGAAATTCATAACTTCATCATGAATACTTTCCCTATACTCGTTTATTATGTCCTCGATTTCTCCGAAAAGTTCTCTCATACAGGGGTAATCATGACCTAAATTTAGGCCTAACTTATTAAATTCCTTGTATAACCCCATTAACTGTGAGCCATTTAGCTCGATTGATCCGTTAAAATTCTCCATAACTCTTTATATTTTAATTATTTAATATATGCAAATATATAAAACCTGTTTTACTTTTGCAAATCCTAAATAACCTATTTTACTCATCCTGTTGAGTATAATCTATTACCCGAACGTAAATGTGTCTGTTAGGATCCTTTGTTTGGTGAACCTTCTTTTCTTCTTCCCCATCAATGATGAATGGGAATTGTACCGGAGACAGAATCATCTTGAAGGTGTACATATCAACTCCATAATCATTTCCAGGAATTTCAATGGTTCTTTTAATTACCTAGAAATAAACAAATGGGTAGTCCTTTTCAAATTGACGAGTCTTAATGACAAACTTTTGCATTGCAGTTTTGGTATAAACCATCTGAACAAAACTTTTTCAGATACCTTAAGTGCAGCGGATTGGGCTATCATAACTATAGTGGGTTGATTCCCACCATGTCTCCCCTCTATTTCAGATTTAAACAAATAATCTATTTCCTCTGCCTTCAAGGCGATTATCAACTGTTCGATGAATTGCTTAAACGTGCAATCATAATTTAACTGATCTAACTTAACTTCTATAACTTAAATATTATTAATTATTTAATTTATGCAAATATAAAAAACCCAAGTTGCTAATGCAAATCTTGGGTTTCCTTATTAACATGAATAACTCCTTATTCTGTGATAATCACTCCTGATCTCATCCCTTCATAAATAAGGTAAGAGATTAACTGAAGTGGGCAGTTTACCACTCTTTTCCCATATCTCTCCAAATCTAGAGCATACATGGTTACAAGTGATACTGTGGTAAACGTGTCTGTTTCTGGGTCATAGCTCCCACGTTTACCAACTTCTTCATTAATCACATCCCAATCTATGATTTCAGGATTTTGTACTGTGATACCTTCTACTTGGTCTATATCTGGGATAGGTACTCCTCTCAGGAAATATCTGTCATCCCTTTTCTCCAACATCTCACTATCTCTAAGATAGTACTGTGTTTTTAATAGGTCTTTACCCTTGAACTTCTTGATTGCCATCTTCTACTATTTCTAAAATGTAAGTGTTAGGATTCCATACAAACGTGGGATTATTTAATGATTTGGCTTTACTTTGTAATAGCCTTAATCCTACAGATTGCGGTATTCTTATCATTACCTTATCATGTATTTTACCACTCTCCACTACTTCTTTATGTATCCTGTTATTCCACAGGAAAAGCGTTTCCTTCTTAGAGTCCATGTATATGAAATCTCTGATTGGGATTTGATTTAGTACATATTTAATATCTTTCGTGATTAGCATATCTAGTTTACATTAAAAAGGAGTAAAGCATAAACTCTACTCCTTTGCATAAATACTCGCTTATTGGATATTATAGGATACTATGTACCCCTTTATCAAATACAAGAGCATGATAAAAGAGTATAACCCCTCTTCTTTAGAGATTTCATTATCATACCCAAGTAATTCCATGACAAAACTCTTGTAGAATGATGTCATATTATCATCAATCATAGTTTGAACGATACTGATAATATCATCAATCCTATTCTTTTGTACCAGGATAAGCCTGTGATCAATGTCTATATATAACCCATAACTCTTAAACAGAGTATTCAAGATTTCAGCTACATCAACAGTGCTAACCTTGAATTCTGGACTTATACTTTGAATTAACTCTATTGGAGTTATAATCTTACCCGGATTTACATCACTCTCCATTGAGAACTCATACTCATCAACTTCAAGAACGTTGTTTACACTATATTCCTTGATAATGTAATCTTTGAGCTCATCAATATTAATATAGCTATTGTACATCACCTTGGGTCCCTCCAGTGACCAATTGTTCAAGGATACATTTTAACCGGGTCAAAAGGTCGCAGATAACCTCCGGATTCTTTGCTACCCAAGAATGGTTGTTGATAACCCATTGCCTGTGTTTGTGGTATACCAATAATGAATCAATCATCTCGGTTACTGATAAGATAGCATACTCAATGGGTGCCTTGAACTCAAAATGGAGTGTGGGTTTTCTTGAACCATGAGTCTCTGCCCATACCACCTGGAATGGGTCGAATTCAAGTGAAATCAAATCCCAAGGTAAATCGTTTACCTGTTTCCAGAAATCCTCTTGGAATTGTCCCAAGGTCTCCTCTGCAACCCGATCATGCAAGGTGACTTTACCTGATTTTACCTTGTTCTGTAAAGTTCTCATGGCAGACAACGTGATTGCATCTGCCGAGAGTAATAGTGTTTTATCCTCTTCTTGTACCGGAGCGACTTCTACTCTGGTATTCTCTGCTACTTGTTCTCTTGTTTGAGCCTCTAATGGTGCCCCAGTTTTGGGGTCAAATGCTGGTTGTGGAATCTCAACCTTTCTTCCTTTTTTTGCCATTTCTTTTAATTTTAAGTTATATAACAATGGTTATTAGTTCCTATGCGTCACCCATAATTTTATTAGGTACATACCCGTTCTTTGGTTTACCAATTTCCATAAACCCTGAAATCCATGCTTTAGCAGAATCTCCAACTGCCATAGTGGCCAGGTCATTTATATTCTCAATCGTCATACTCTTGGTTTTCTCATTCTGTTTATGGAAAATGGGTAATGATCTCAATATCAAAGAAGGGTTGTTAATGCGGTCATTCACTTTTTCTATCAATTTAACCATAATATTAATCCTATCACTATCATCAAGCTCTTTGCTTTCTTTAAGGATCATATCCACAGTATCTGTTAACATGGCATGTAGTTCTTTATCTATATCGTCTATGTTATCTACTATTGAGAAATAAGTCCTGAACAGATTCATCACTACACTCACCATTAGACTATCTATAAGAGTCGGGGTTATAATACCCGACTCTATAAGTTCCTGAATTTTTCTGATTTCTTTTAATTCCTTATCTGGAGGGGAATCAATACTCTTTATCTGTTTTCCCATTGTTTATTCTTTAAAGATTCATAATCCTGTTCTGTGATCTCTGACCACCCAGTAATTTCTACCGTGTTACTGATTGGAGCATATTTGGCTGTAGTCTCAATCCGGATTTGGTTTTTGATCTCCTCGATCTCAACCATGGGATGATAACCATCGGTTTCAACATAGAAGGTATATACTGATTTAATTCCTCTGTAGGTTATCACCCTTGCAAAAATCATAAAATAACGTTTCATTTCTCTATCTTAATTTAGTCCATTCAATAGGTTTACCTTTTATCTCTGTAATGAAAGAGTCCCAATATTGGTTGACAAGAAATATCCCCATTGGCTCAATCTTTGAAAACTTCTCCAAGAATTCTTCGAAATTATCCATGATATTCTGGGATAACTCTTCATTCTTCCCAAAATGTTTGTGTAATTCTTGCCTGAGCAATCTCTCAGCCTGTATCCTAAATTGATCTCCAGCTACTTTTAATTTCCCAGACCAGATGTTTGTATTCTTTAGGTCATCCAACTTATCCATTAATAAGGTGGTTACCAGAACAAGCACCATGTATGATGATGACTGTTTCATTGAAATCTTAGTTTCCATAAGCTCTTCCCCTTTTAACCATCCTATCATGGTGACCCTTAATCACATCTGGGTCAAACCCTTTAACCTTTTCTCTTATGGGTACGATGTGAGTCTTATACAAAGACTTCCATAAAAATTCCGGTAAAGGTCTAAATGAATTCTCTGATATCTTATCCCACTTTGCTCGAAGTGAGTTAACGCAAAACCGGAATGTACTCATGTCATCCATTGCATTAAAGTTTGTTACCAGACTATCAAAATCCCTTTTCATATCCTCGATAAAGTTGTTATAAGGGAAATTCTTAGTATTCTCCAAATTATACTTTCCCAAATACTCTGTCACTTCCATATACATAACCTCCATTAAGCCAAATATTTCTCTTGCAATTCTTTTAACTCTTTTTGTGCCCTTCTCAACTCTTTTGCATCATCTCCACCTGATGCTCTAAAGACCTTTAATTCGGCTTTCTCAATTTGATTCCGAACCTTTTGCCGGTAAGACTTCCTTTTAACCGTGTCGATCATACCCTTTGGGTACTTATACCTGAGCTCTTTTCTCACTACCACTTCCTTAACAACCTCTAACTCCATTTGCTCTTTGGCAGACTTGGTTTCCTTAACCTGTTCTTCCTTTTTCGTTTTGACTTTTGTTTTCATAACTTACTCATTATTAATTATTATAATTATTATTAAATGCAATGCAAATATATAAAACCTGTTTTACTTTTGCAAATCCTTTGTTACCCAATTATCAATCCGATAATCATTATTATCAGGAAGAATAAGAAAGCGATTCCCACTATGGTATCAGCTCTCTTTTTATTCTTTTCCCTGATCTCTTCCATGGTCATGGGTTTGGTTATCTTTGAACCTCCATCCACTATAGCCCCGTAAATTACGGCCACCACTATTATCACTAAAATAATCGTAATCATGATTCCTTTGTTTTAAATTTGTAAATCTTATCTATCTCAGTTTGAGATACCACTAATACATTGTTCTCCTCGTTGAATGTCCAATCTAATTCCTTCAGTAAGGAATCCATTCTTAAACTCTCTACCAATCTCTTAACCGGTAGTTTATCTGAAAAATAGATATAAGTAATAAAGCTACTCCTACTAATACCATTCGTGGAAGAATTAAATCCTTTCTCATAATCCCAAATACTTTTCTAGTTCTGCTTCTTCTTTTAATTCACGTAATTGCTTACGAGTCGTTTTCTTTTTACTTTGAAGCTCTTTAATTTGCCTCTGTAAATCTTCCACTACAGCTTCAATATCATAGGGATCATTCCCATCAACTGAAGTCCCAGTATAAATCTCTCCCTTTGGAATCTTAATCCCATAATCAGATAGACTCTTATCCCTGTATGGGTAGGGAATGGAGATTCTCCCATAATTCTTTGGCTCATCCCACTTCTTTCTCATCTCCATTTCCCTAATCCCATATACACATGATAGGAGAATCCCTATCAATACTGCTACTACGTATTTCATTAGTAATTGAATAAGTGATCCAAGACCTGTCTATCTAACCCAATCTCTTTTGCCGGTTTCAAGTCAAATTCGTGGTTTAACTGGTAGTTGAACCCATTGTAGATGTAGTAGTCATTGCAAATGGCTATCTTGTTTTTCTCCATTTCCAACTTAATCCTATCTACAATATTCTCTCGATAGGTTCCCGGGAATCCAGTTTCTTCAATGACATCCACTACCCGATCTTCAAATGATCTTCGAACCTTTTGAGCCTCCAATTCTCGAAATGGGTAGATAGCTTCTTCGAACCTGTTAATAAGGTCGTTGGCTGAATCCAAAAGGTATTCTGGGTTGAACATCTTTTCCAAAGCCTCGGTATGTAACCCTTTGACATGAATCCCAGCACCTTCCGGAATGCACATCCCATTCGTGCATACTTGCCGGTAAATGGCTGCAGTCATTTGGAATTTCATTGACCCGTCATAGGAATTGTAAAAACTCAATTTCGGATGTAATGAATCTACTCCCTCCATATTAACCTTCTGGTCTTTGAGAATCAAATCCAATCGAGTGATAGCCCCACCCTTAATGAGTTTAGTCTGGGGTTCTACCTTGAATTTACCGGAAAATAACTCGATAATGGGCTCGAATACTACCCTATTCTCAACTAGGTGATATTTCTCAGAGCAGAAATTCACTATCCGTGCATTCTCTGTTCCCGGGTTGATAATCACTGCATACTCGTTACTGGAATTAACCTGAATCCCTGGTATCAATTCTGATACCTTTCTTTTAATAACTGGTTGGTAAATCTGTTCTAACGTACTCATAATTAATTATTTTATTTATTATTAAATGCAATGCAAATATAATATACTTGTATTCACATTGCAAATCTTATTTTACTTTATTATCTTTCCCATCTCTCTGTTACGAAGATGAAACCGGCTGCAAAGGTGACATCTACTCCATTCTCGAAAAATTGACTAATACCTAGTTGACATTGGTACTCGTTAAAATCATAATATTCATTCCCTTCTAGGTCAAAATCCTCATCAATCGGTTCAAATACCCATTGGTGATACCCGTAATCCCTGGCGTCATTCTCGAAGGTATCGAAGTGACATAACTGCCAATTTCTATCTCTGAACCATTTAAAGAAATCCTTCCATTCTATACCCGCTTTCTCTAATTTACCATTAACTAAGCTATACCCAGTTATATATCCCCATACTCCCTTCCTGTTTTGGGAATCATTCCGAATGAATCTTTTGATTGCATCCTCTGTGGCCTTCTTTGCTATTTGCAAGTTTAGCTGGTTTAAATCTCGTATCTCCATATATTTATTATTAAAAATTATAATGCAAATATATAAAACCTGTTTTACTTTTGCAAATCCTTTGTTACTGGATTAACATGAAAAAGAGGCTCATTTTACTGAGCCTCCGGTTTTAGTCCAAATTTAAGATTGAAGTTCCTTAGCTCCTTTCGTGCTCTCTCTTTATAAAATATCTTTTCCCACCATTTTAGTTTCCCAATAAAGAAATCTAGTATTGGTTTCTGGTTTTTCAATATAACTTTATGAAGCAATGAAAATTGCTCACTAGATAAATCGTGCATGATATTAGCCATAGTCCCTGTATTGATTCCCAATTTAGTGTATAAACTGATAGAATCCAGGTTTAGGTCTGTCCAATCATCAACTGATATCCCGGGTATAATACATTCCACTGATTTACCAAAAACCTTCTTGTTAGCGGCTGCTATAACCTGAGCCAGAGTTTTAATAACTGTCAACTCCTCTTGGTTAAAAGGAGGCCTATTCTTCATCGCTGTTCTCGGCATAATCTTCAAGTTGTTTAAGAGGTTGTGATGTATTTACCCATTTATTCCACCGTAAATAGAATGGACTGGGTTCTTTTTCCGGGTCTCTCTCCATTTCTCTATACTCTTTCCGGAATCTCTCTTTCTCTTTCTCACTCATGAATTCAGGGAAAATATGAAGTTTTTGTGTGGTGAATGATTCTTTGGCTTTTCCGGGTACTGGTATATCTAAGTTGTTGGTTAATTCCCCAAACTTGTAGAATTTCACTTCATCCGACCTTTTCTTATATATCTTAATACCTACTATAAGAGTAGGGTCGAACTTATCTAACATGGGATTCTTTGATTCTTTAATTAACCGAACCATATATTGGTACTTATCTGTTCTCCAATCCTCTTCTTCCCAATTCACTTTCTCAAACCTTTCCATGTTATGGAGAAGGTCTCTGGTTACAAATACAAATCCCTGGGCTCTTAAGTTTAGAATTAACTCATCCTGATCCTTACACCCAGTGATTATGTCCATCATTGATTCAACGTAATCTTCTGAATCCGAATCAATCTTACCTACTTTCTTAGTCTTTTTCTCTTTAGCTTCAAGTGGTAATAACCCTGACAACTTCTTGAGATATGTAATGGCTTTCTCCACGTCTTCTTGGTTATCCATCGTAACCTCGATTCTCATTGGACCATTGTGAGTAAACTTTGGTCCAGTAGTGAATTCTGATCCCTGTTTATAGAGTTTATCTGATATGAGCCTTGACTCTTCATCAAACAATTGTACTCTTATCCTTTTCTCTTCCATATTAATAATTCTTTTTAGTGATTACCTTAAAATCTTTTGCATATCCTTCTCTCCATATAATGAGTATGGATTGATCTTGGATTTCAGTTTCAATTACCCTGAATTTTGATTGTGTTTTATCACCCGTATTGTACGGTATAACCCACTCCTAATAGAGTTTTTCTGAAATTGAGGTGTTGAGTCTCTCTTAGAGTTTACCTCTACTATCGTGTTATCTCTCACTATGGGTTTTGATACATATACCCCCATGAATACCCCTATTAACAAGGATACTACCATTCCAATAATTAAAACTGTTTTGAAATTCATAATCTTAAATTTTGGTTTGTGGGCTATTGAGACTCGAACTCAACTAAAACCACTTTAGCCCTTATAATAAATGGCCAGTTCATTATTAAAATCCCTGGCCATTTCTGAAATTATGAAGTTACCGAATTAATCTTCATCTTCCTCTGCCTCAACTTCTTTGGCTTCTTTTTTAGCCTTTTTCTTAGCCTTTTTATCAGCTTTTGATTCTTTCGGAGCTTCTTCCGTTTTTTCCTCTTTGGCTTCTTTTTTAGCCTTTTTTGCTTTCTTCTCTACCTTTTCTTCTCCCTCTCCGGCTTCTGCTTTTGCAGCTGCAGCAGCTTCCCGTCTCATTTTCGCCCGATACTTTTTACGTTCTGCTTTATCTTCCATTCCTTCCGGATACTCATATTTTTGAGCGAATGCACCGGTTCCTGCAGGTTTCAATTCTTTGCATTGGTCATTGATGTTGTCCAATTCCTCTGAAGCAACATCCACTGCTTTTTGCAGTTTGTCAAACTCTTTGCGGATTTTCTTGTCTTCGATTTCTTCCGGATCTTTGATTGAGTTCTCTTTCTTAAACGTTCTCAACTCTGCTTTTGCAGTTTTCAGGGTTTCTTTTGCTTCTTCTTTAGCGGCTTTAGCCTCGTCGTAACTTTCAAACTTTTTCATGGTATTAAAATTTAAATTAATTAATATTTCCTATCCTTTGTATTAACCATTAGTCCTTGACCTGGTTTTCGGTGTTCTAGATTCAATAAATTATTTTAGTTTACCCATTTTAATGTTTTGGAATCAATATTACCCTTCTCTATTTGGAGATCTATCCACTCTGATGCTAAGTCAAATACTATATCCTCGTCATCTTCATCAAGTTCACCCTCATGCTCATTGATAAAGTTCTCTGATAGAGCTGTTATATTAACATCAGCTGTTTTTGATAAATATAACTCGGGAAATTCTCTAATCTCCTTGTCAAAATATTTAAAAGCCTGGGTTCTAAGTTCCATAATCTCATTATTTTATTATTTTTATTGCAATGCAAATATATAATCTTATTTGACTAAATGCAAATCTAATGTTTCCGAGGTTTCTATTTTAACTATCCTATAGCTAAGTATTCCCAACCTATTCAAGAGATATCTAATCTCCGATTCTTTAAGGTGGTAGATATACATAACTCTCGATTCTGCAGTAGTTCGAGGGATAATAACTTTATACAGGTCGCGTAGTGAGATTAATTTAACAAACTCATCTGTATATTGTTTCATCATTCTCAAGTACTGGTTACGCCGTTTCTGATAAGCCTCTCCACGAGTTCTTTGTCTCGGGTACTCCTCTTCAAGAGCTTTTATATTAGCTCTGATTTGTTGGATTTTACCAGCGATAATATCGGCTATGTTAAATTCATTTAGCTCTCGTTCTTCTATTCCCATTTTAAAATCCTCCTATGTTTATATTCGTTAGTCAGGGAACACTTGATGAGTTTCTTAGGTGTGTGGTCCTTCAAAACGTATTTCTTATAATCCAGTTTCTCCAGAACAATCACGTTCTCACACATTTGGTAGAGATAAGACCTTTTCATCTTGGGTGTCCTACTTATTAGATTAGAAGGTCTAGAATCCCTTAGTTCTTTGATTTTCTCCGAGATGAGATTATATACACGTTTCTCAGCTAAAGCAATGGGATTACCCTTGACAAGTTTGTAGTTCTCCACCCTGTTTTTAATCTGAGTAACCACTTTGTATATACCCCTGAAATACTTGAGAAAGTAACCCACATACTCTGGTTTACCATAAATCCTGAAAGTATGGGTTATCTCCTTATCCCCCTTGTATGATATCCTATCAATACAAACTATCACCACTCCCAACTGAGAAGAGAGAAAGCTGGCTAACTCCACTTCTTTCAGGGTTAACCCATGCTTTAGCTCTACCTCTTTATAGAGTATATCTTGAGGGACTATCAACTCACCCCACTTAATGGATGATACATCCTTCATGAACTGTTCATCTAATTTTTTCATATCCATAATATTGCATTTTTAATTTATGCAAATATAATATCCTATTATCCCATTTGCAAATCCTTAATTACCAAAATAGGGAGGATTTTACCCTCCCTACCAAACATAAAATTCTAAGGCTGAATTAGTATGAAACCGGCATTACTTTTTACCTTTCTTACCTTTTTTCGGGACTTCGATATCGAGCTCTTTTGCAATGGCAACCCGGAGTTTCTCAACTTCGTCGTCATCGTCCTCATCGTAGTCTTCGACATCGATATCTTCGAGTTCCTCGTCGTCAACCAATTCGGAGAGCTCATCGTAATCCATGTCTTTCAGGTCATCCCAATTGTATTCCTCCTCTTCTTCGTCGTCATCTTCTGGTTCTTCCTTTTTAGCCGGCTTTTTGGTTTCTTCTTTCTTGGCTTCCTTCTTTGCAGGTTTTTTATCCTCTTCTTCACCGTCATCCTCGTCGTCTGCGATAGCCTCGGCCAATTTTTCCAGGTCCAAATCTTTCTTTACCAAAAGAACTTTCTCTCCATCCTCTTCACCTAAGAAGTGTTTCTCATCAATTTTCTTTACAATTTTCATTTTTCTCTGTTTTTAAGTTATTTAATTAACCTTATATCCTAAATTCAAGGTATATTAGCACTTCCAGTATTTTTAATATTCTAGGCTTTTTACTGATAAATCCTTAGTTACATCCACTGCCTCAATAAACTCCTTTGAGAACATTGTCCAGAGGGATAAGGATAGGTGATATCTGTAAAAAGGTCCGTTATCATATTTCCATTCTGTTAATGTTTTAAGGATATTAGTTCCATAGACAAAGTCTTTAAGAGGGACCCTATCCCACTTCCTGGTTTTAGGCCTTGATCCTCCTAAAAACTCTATGATGTGTTGGGCCCCCTTTACACTGTTTAGCTCTGCCAGGTTAGTGGTGAATCCATCTTTAAATCTGGATATAAATAAGGGAAGGTCATCCTCTACACACCTTAACAACCAAACCTTATTCTCCAACCTTGCAGTGGCTTGTCTTTTTCTCCTAACTCTCAACCGTTTACTAGTCCTTTCTGCATGAGCTTTGTCTATAAGGTTAGAAGGTTTGACATCATTTCTAGCTTCACTGATAAGGGGGAGTTTTCTTACCTCAAATAAGGCCTGATCTAACTTGGTTATCTGATAGCCTGGTTTGATTTTGAACTCATAGTCCTCGAAATAAACCTTGGCTATCTCCAAAGCCTGTTCCTTGAATTGGAAAGGCTTATTAATAATCCCAGGCTTTAGAACATCTCTAAAGTCTAGGATATAATAATGGAGATATTGTATTTTCATTTCTTTTTGAATTTCTCTTCCATTTCCTTGTTAAACCTCTCTGCCTGCCTTTTTAGGTTTTCCCCATAGGCATCCCAAATATCACTAACTCTGGATATATCTATACTGGATACTCTTGGCCTGTATTTATCGAGATCAACCTCAATATATCTCTTTATACTTTCGATTTCCTTTTTGCCTTGTTGTACCATATTCCGATTGATTTAGGTGATGCGTCTGGGAATTGTTCTAATACTGCCTTCTCAGTTTCCTGTTTACTCATTTTTAACCGGAAACATTCAAAGGTTTTGGCTTTGGCAGTTCCAGCCATAACTCCATCAGAGGTTTTCTGTTTCTTTTTTCTTGGAGGTTTTTTACTCATCCCGGCAATCCTCTTCATTTTGATTACCATACCATCATCATCTCTCTCCCCAATGAATCCCAACCTTAATGATGGATGTATCAATTCTCCTGCATCCTCTCCAAGAGTCATCCGGAGTTGTTTCTCCACCCAATCATCAAAATCATCCAGCAGTTGTGGATTCTTTGGTTTGTGTAGGTTCTCTATCCAGAATGAATATAACTTGGGAACATCTGCATCAATTACTTCACTGAAAGGCATACCTCTTACAACGCATTCTCTTTTAAAATCCTTTATACTCATCTTATCCGCCTTGGAATAAGCATGGGCTTTACCTTTGTCTCTTGCCATTACCTAAAATCTTCGTAATCAATATCCTCAATTTTTATCTGATTATCCGGGAATTTATGATTCCAGAACTCTAAATATATCGTGATAAAATCACCATTCTCCACATCAGCCATGTTTACATATACCCATAATACCCAACCAATTCTGGGATATGGTATCTCATGTACTATCTTATCAACTAACCATTCCCAGAATTCTTTTTGAGTGTTGAGAAACCTGGGAAATCTTGGTGTGATTTTCTCTAACTCATCCTTAAATAGGTGGGAGAACATAAAAACAAGGTCATCTCTATTTAATTCCCTGATTCCCTTGTAATGCTCTAATAATACTTTACTCGTTGCCATGTTTTATTTATTATTAAAAATTAAATGCAATGCAAATATAATATACTTGTATTCACATTGCAAATCCTTTGTTACCCTTTTTGCCCTTGTATCCTTGCAATAACATGTTTTCTGAAAACGTTGACGTTCTCTATCTCTTGAAAGTTGATAGCGTATTGTCTTATATCCCTGAATTTAGGCCAGAACTTCTGACCTGATTTGGCTGATTTATCCTCAGCTGTTAGGTATTCAACAACCAAGCCGGCAAAGTTATTTGCTAGCGTCTCGTTATCAAATACATATAAGTATAAATGTGAGAGTGCTTTTATATTCTTCTGAGCATATCTAACGGGCACCAATATATACCCATTTGGAAAATCTAAATGTATTAACGGGAGAAACATCTTTTGATATTTTCCATTGTACTCGTATAAATCCTTGATATACTCTATTGAGGCCATTGGAATCTTTGAGATATTCCTTAAATGTTTAGCTTCCCTTGCCTTGTTGCGTCTTTTATACGCTGATGGCTCCTGAAGATTATCTGGAAGAACTCGGAAATTGTTCCAGGCATCAAATTCCTTGATTAGATTGTATAAGTCTCTATCACAATCGTTCCTTGATTCCATGAGTTTATCCATACCTTCAGTGATAAGCCTTGTCCTACTCTCTTTAATACTCCACACATCATTGTTAAACATCCTTCTTATAGCTTCCTTCACTGGTAACCTTAACTCCATTACACCCTGGAAATACTCTCTGAAATCCTTACCCACTACTGACTCTTCTGGAAATAATTCTCCATAGGTCTCATAGTGGGTAGTGAACATCTCAAAGAATTTCACGCATCTTTTCTGAATCTCCAACAATTTAAAATGGGCTTTCTGAACTATCTCCCCTATTTCCCATGAAGATTTCCCATGTACAGCTGTTAGGTTTAGAACTAACTTCTCTTCATCTGTCAGTATGTTCCAGGCTTTATCATTTTTCTTCATAATCCCCTGTTTCTAGTGATATGGTTGCATAAGCTTTGTTTAATTTCCTTTCTCCAACTTCTTCAAATCCATTCTCAAGGTAATCAGTACTGTTCATATCATAATGATACATCGTGTAGTATATGTTAAAGAAGGGGACAGTTATCTTAAGTGGTGCTCCATTAGAGATTTCGATTGAGATAACCATGTTCTGTTTCTCCTTATTTATTTTTTCAACTACTCCATATAGTCCCTCAAATGGATACCCACTCAATTTTATACTGTCCCCAATCTTAATGTTCTCCTCTTGATGTTCACTGTATATAGATGACTGGCCTGCATCCCTTATTATACGGTTAACCTCTCTAGAGGAGATCATAGCGAAATTAAAACCCTGACTGGGTAGTGTTGTATCTCTCAAGAATCCCAATAATAAAGGGATTTCTCGTTTGAGTTTCACTAAGTAATCTATATCATACCTCCTGAATTTGGGTACTCTCAAAAATCCAAAGTTAAAAAGGTATGGTACATCCTCATAATTATTTCTTCCCCTGTGTTTTCCCTTAAGAACTCGAGTTACTGGGACTACTATCTCAATCCCATACTCTTTCTCTACTTTCTCTATACCAGTGTCAAGGAATTTATTCCTATCGATATATATTATCATCCATGGCCAGTTTTTCATAAGTTGTTTGGTTTAGTATATGGCTTTACAGTAAGGTTTTAGAACCTTCTTATGTAAATCCTTGTAGTTTACCTGTTTTAAATCCTCTGAATTTAGTATTACTAACCCATAGTACATGGATAAGTAAGCAAGTTGCCCGTATTTTTCCGGGTAAAAGTTTAGCTCTCTCACTATCTCATTGTAGAGCTCGTTGCTCATGACTACAAAGAAGGTACCTTTTGCCATACCATTCCTGTGAATGAATAACATAGGTACCTTCTGAACAGCCTTAGCGTCACTGTTACATTGGTTCCAGTAGTGATTAAGCTTATCTGTATTCTTTCCCTTAGTGGGGAGTAGTAAGTGTTCAAAGGCTATCTCTTTTGGAGCTTTCACCTCTATACTTATCCTACAATTTCTCTCGTGTTTTGCATCTGTACAAATCACATCACCGGCTATAGATTTACGATTCTGCCAACGTAATCCTCCAGATTGTGGAACTCGAGAAAACTCGTACCCAGTCCATTCTTTCATGAACTGAGTGACCTCTCTTTCCATTTTGTTCCCCTTGTTTTTACTGTTTATCCTTTCAGCCATATTGTCTTGTTATTAATTACTATACCAGTTAGCATCATGCTAGCTGAGTAAGGTCGTGATACCATCCACATTTTCAAGCTTTATGACTTCAGAATTTTGGATGTTAAAATCTAATAAGTGGGTTACCAAGAAGATAGATTGTTTCTCCGCCCTATCTTGCAATATATTTGCCACTACCTCTACATTGGTTTTATCCAAAGACTCAAATAACTCGTCCCCGATGAATAACCCACATGGCTTGGTCTCCTGTATCACTTCGTTTATGGCGAAAATGGTTGTCAGGTTTATTAATTGTTGTTGGCCACCTGATAAGTCTTCATAAGGAACTTCAATACCGAACCTGTTTACCAGTACTCTGATATCTCCATTAGCTGAACCCATATCTACCCAGAATACCACCTTAAACCCAGATAGTTGTTCGTAATTCTCTAACCTTTCATTTACCTGCTCAAGAAGAATATTGAATAACCATGGTTTTATCCCCTTGTTGGAGAATGATTCCATAGCGAACTGGTAACGGTTCTTCTCCACTCTTCTTTTGATAAGCTCCTTTTTCAGGTTGTTAATGAATTTCTCAGTTTTACCTATACAGTTACTGATCTCCTCTATGTTTAAGCCTTCATCTGGTACGTACCTCTCCTCTTTGCATTCTTTCAAGTTTTTCTTGGCTCTCTTCACTTTTTTAGTTAGGATTTCTCCTATTTGAGTGTTATCCTCCTCTTTTTGGAGGGCATTTTCTAGTGACTCAATTTTGCTATCCAAAGAGTTTACTTGGTTTAACTGTTCTTTTAAACTAGAAAGTTTTTCTTTGGCATCCAAAAGGCTTCTCTCGTGTTGTTTTTTTGCAAGAGTGTAAGCTCTCTTATCTCTAGTGAATCCATCTATCTTCTGTTTGTAAATATCAACAGATTTTCGTAAATCCTCTTTATTGTATGGTCTACCACATTCTGGACAAGAAGTTGGGAGGTTGGCTATATTCTCTTCGTTAGCCTCTATCATCTTATCACAGTTACTAATGGATTTATCATCTAACTTGATATCTGATTCTAACCGGATAACATTAGAGTTGGCTTCATGGTATTTAGTGAATACATCACCCAATTCCTTTCTCTGTCTTTTAAGTGTTTTTATATCATCTTTTAGCCCAGACAAGGAATTATCTTTATTCTCACTCCACTCAATTAATTCTTCTTTAGCCTCTTCTAAAGCGTTCTCTAGAAAACCAATCCTTTTAACATGTTCATCAATCCACCTTACCTCTAACCTATTAGCCATTTCAATCTTCTCTTCCATGGCTTTAATGGATTTGTTCTTAACATCAATGTCTATTTTAAGGTTAGTCACTTCTTGACTCACTTTCTCAAATTTAGCCTTAGCTTTAGCGTAAGCATCCTGAAAAATACCAACCTCAAAAGCCTCTTCAAAAAACCTTTTCTTGTTGGCAGATTTATCATCCATTAATCTGGCTTGCTTTTGTCCAAAAACCACTGAATTGAGAAATAGTTCTGGTGAGTATCCCAGGATTTTATCAATTCTTTCCTGTATCCCTCGTTTATCTCTTCCTGTATCGAGATTGCCTCCTTGATAGAAGAAGAGTCCATTCTTTCCGGTTCTTCCTTCGACCTTTCCGGTATATCCCTGGCATCTGATGACTTTGTATTGTTTTCCATCTTTTTCAAATTCAAGTTCAACTTTCACTCCCTTGTAATCTTTGGGTCTTATAGATACCCACATCTCCACTGCCCCACTCATGGTTTTACCATATAAAGCCCAGAAAAGAGAGTTTATCAATTTGGATTTACCCGACCCGTTACGGGCAGATATAATAACTATACCCCTATCTTGGGAACTCCAGTTAAACTCCATATACTGGATAGAGGCAAATCCCTCTATTTTTGTGTTAAGAAATCTCAGCATCGTTTAGTAGGTCTTTAAGTAATTTTTTACGTTTCTTTCCCTTTTCCCCAATATAACTGGTATACTCATCTACCATAGATGACCAATCATTGAGTTTTATCTCATTAGCAACAACCCCATCCTTTTCCTTAGTCTTGACGACTTTTCTTTTAATGTAAATGTCAAAATTTTTTCCGGGTTCCCCTTCGTATCGAAATTCGGGTAGTTCTGCTTTTTCAAAAGTAAAACCATCCCTACCTAATACCCAATAACCCATGTCTGTTCCCATGTCACAGGTTCTCATTTGCATTGGTGACCCACACATTAAAATATTTTTCCGGAGAAGTTGAGGCTTATGGATATGTCCACATACCACATAATCGAAATGTTGGAAGAAGGTACTTAGCTTGGTTTGTTTTCCCTTATTCTCACATCTCATACCATTGGTATCCTCTGCACCTGGTAACTCCTTGTGAATAACTAAAATCCTTGGTACATCATGTTTACTTCTCTCCACTACTTTCATGGCATTCTCCAACCCCACATCATCTTTAAGATATGGTATCCCAATCACTTCATAGAATACCCCATCCACTATTGTGAAATCAATACACCTAATGAATGGATATAGCTCTGAAAAAGTTTTGACCCAGCTCGGTGATTTTCTAGCATCATCTCCATCCCTATCGTGGTTCCCAGATATACAATATATCACTTCTCCACTTACCTTCTGATACATATAGTGAAAGTATTCGTTCACCAACCTAAATAGTTCATTAGACATGTGGCTTGGGTTATGAAAAAGGTCCCCAGCAATGAGGACCTTAGCATTTTCATTAGAAGCTTTTACAACCAATTTCGAGAACCAATTAAGTAGCATCTTTGTCCTGTACAAATCTTGGTTAAATGTACTCCAATCATGGATATGTAAATCACCAAGACAGTAGAATTTACTTGTAAGCTTCATAATCAAATTTGTTGTAGGTTATATACTCGTGGAGTCTCACGTACTCATCACCTTCAAAGCAACCCACATTCTCAATAATATGGGCCATTGCCAATACTCTATGTTGAAAATCCTTGGCATCTATCTTGGCACTATAGATGATATTCTTTCTTCCCAAGAATCTCAACTCTCCCCAACTAAATGGTAATACTTGCTCGTGGTAATAGTGTTTCACGTTCTCCATGAAATACCGGAAATCAAACCCACTGAATAACAGGTTTGATTTTAATTGGTATGACTCATCGGATATCCTCTTGCCATCAGCCTCTGTTTCCCATGAAAAGGGTCTTATCAGCCTTACAAAGATTGTCGTGTAGTTATGATTTTCCAAATCACTTCTCAACATCTCCATACATTTCTCACAGTACTCTTTATGTAAAGAATATGGCTTTGGCATGTCCATGTAATAAATCAAGTTGTCAATGATTGACCTGTCTGTAATAAAGTTTACCTTATCACCCAATACCTTCTTCCTGTTTTCAAGGATAGCCATTTGGTATTTGTGAGCCCACATATAATCTCCTGATAACTGGAGAGCGTGTTCATGGGATTTTATTCCAAACTCTTCCCACACGTTACTGGCAGAAGTGTTCACGTATTCTAAACCAAGTTCTTGAGAAATACATTTAGCCAATGTTGTTTTTCCTAGACCTGATGCTCCGCTGAGATAAATTCTTAAAGGTTTCATAGAAGTTCTTGTCTTTTAAAAATGATTTCAATGTAAAAGATCCACAGTAGCTTTCAAATAGAGTCTTATTGGGTTTTGGGAATGGCTCATTCTTATACCAATTGATTTTCACATCCCTCATAAACTTAAGGTGATACGCTTTCAATGATATAAGGAAATGGTTTTTCTTGTATAGCTTAGCCAAGGCATTTTTACTTACCACTGAGTTAGATTCTCCCTCTCTCAAGAATTTCTTGATTGACCCATACTTCTCAAGGAATTGTATAGCCCTTTTCTCACCTACCAAAGGATAGCCTTTGATGTTATCCGAACCATCTCCCACCAATGTAAGGTAGTCTACTGTTTGCTTTGCTTCATATCCCTTAAAATGCTTACAGGTATTCACTGTAATCTTCTCTTGGTTGTGTGGGTTATATATCACCACATCCTTGGTAGTGGCTAACTGGTTGAAATCCTTGTCTGATGAGATGATTATGATTGTTCCCACGTTTTGTTTTTGTAGGAGTTTCACCACTGAGTATATCATATCATCAGCTTCCTGGTCCTCATTATACACTACCGATATACCAAGGTTATGTAAACATTCAAGGACTTCATCTCTCTGCCTTAAGAAATCCTCTCTGTCAAAGTCAATCTTCTGAGTCCTTGAACCCTTATACTCGGGACATAGTTTCAACCTATGTTTACTCCTTGACCCATCAAACACTGCAATTACAAGGTCAGGTTGAAATTTCCTGACCTGTGATTCTATAACGAAAGGTACCCCATATATCACTGACGTTGGTCTACCACTGATATCAGTAAAATTACTGAACCTATGGTATGACCTGTGCATAAGGTTATTCGCGTCAAATATTAAAGCTGTTTCTACCATTACTCTTCCTCCTCTCCCACTGGGAATAAATTTATCTCCTTGTCATTGAGATCTTCTAGTATCTTTTTGGTATTACTAAAAGTGTTTATTCCAGCAAGTTTAATTAGTTTACTTCTCATTTCTTTATTCTCTTCCAAAAGAGATTGTAAAGCTTCTTCTCCCCTTGCAATTTTATTACCATCTTTGTCGTAATAAATTGATGAGCCCTTCTCTCTCTTCACCGCTCCGGAAGATTCCAATACCTCAGCTAACCCAGCATATCTGGAGAATCCTGGTTGGCAGTAATCAGCCAAGAAATATACTTCAGTCTCCATAGTTGGCCTTGGAGGAGCTACCTTGTTTTTCTTCATTCTCAAGGAAACGTAATTACCTACCCACGTTTCTTTCCCATGTACCTTTTCCTTGATTTGTTTCTTTCTATAAAATCCCATGCGTATGTGTGCGAAAAACTTCATGGCTTCTCCTCCTGGTGTTGTCTCAGGATCCTCAAACATAGTTCCCAACTTCTTCCTAAGCTGATTGATAAAAATACAGGTTACTCCCAAGTCTGCAAGTTCTTTACTTCGTTTCCGAAGAAAGTTACCCATGGCTTTTGCTCGAATACCCATCTCAGCTTTTTCATCTGTTTGTTCCATTTCCAACCTTTCGATTGTATCCAATGCTGCAATGGAGTCCAGTACATATAGAATGGGTTCATTGTGGGTTAACTTCTTTCTCAAAGCCCTTGCTGTTTCTATGGTCCAATCAGAGATAACCTCTATGGCATTCTCATGGAATACCAATACTTTACTCAGGTCAATCCCATTGGTTGTCCACCAATCCTTCGAGTAAGAACTCTCAGCATCAACCCACATTCCCCAACCTCCAAGCTTTTGGCATACTGCTAAGAAGTCCAAAGCCACAAGAGATTTACCTGAACTCTCTTGACCAAATAACTCAAGTACTTTACCGAAAGGTATACCACCTCCCATCACCCAATTCATCACCAAACTTCTGGAAGGTAACCAAGGCATATTTTCCACCTCGTTATACATTTCAGAAGCCAGTGATACTTGAGAGTATTTATTCATGATACTCTGCAAGCTCTTGGTCTTTTTGCTCTTTGTTTTCTTTGCCATTAATCACACCTTTCAAATATTACCACTATCCCTGAATCAATTGGTACCATAGTTTTTACCAACCAACCTTCATTTAACACATTACTTATTTCCTGCTCTACTTCAGGTACATATTTGTAATTAAAACTCTTAACCATTTGCCGGTATACAGGTACTCTTATCTTGGATGCTTCAATGTTACCAGCTACTGTATTTCCAGGAGGAATGAGGGGCCACTCACCCCCCATTTTCTCGATATGCTCTTTACTCATCGTCGTCCTCTGATTTTGATTTGTGTTTCTTTGACTTCTTCGCTTTTTTCAAGGTAGCCTTTTCCTTTTTGTCTTTTTTCTTGCTACCCATATCGTCATCTTCTTCCTCTGTATCATCGGATTCTTCCTTACCACCAAGATATTGTTCGATGTATTCCTGAGTTTTCTCATAAGTTGGGATAACCTCTTTTACCAAAGCCTCAATATCTATATCCTCTTTTGGCCTACAGTTTTTAGGTATTGCTTTTTTCTGACATGGTTTAACTGTATACTCGGTATCATTTTTACCGGAACCAGTTCTCTTCAACTTAAGGTCATAGCCTTCATCTAAGTCGGTCATATCTCCCCACTCTTCTTCATCAAGGTAAAGGTCAATGATCTCTGAATATTGGGATTGAGCCAACTGAATAAGCTTAGGTTCAGGATCATATTCTTTACCTTTACCATCATTGCATACCAGTACAGCAGCCATGTATTTTTTCTTGGGAGAAAGGTCTTTGGCAAGTTCCTTATCATCTGGGTCTTTGGATTTCTTTAACTCCTCGTACTTCTCGTAGATAGCACAAGGCTCATTAAAAGTCATAGGAGAATAAACTCCTTTTATATCCCCTCCCAAGTAGAATTGTACTACTTCTTTGATAAACTCTTGTTCTTCTCCGGCAGATAGCAACCTTACTCTCAGTTCTTCGTCTGCCTTTTGAAATAACACTTTCCCATTTCCCTTACTTTTTAGGGACTTTTGTCTTTCTCTTAATCTCTCTTTCAAATTTTTCTTTGCCATAACATAAAATTTAATTATACTTTATCCCGCCTAATATTAGCGGATACTGTTTGCATTAACATAGAACGTTGTTCGAATGCTCTTACACATACTTCTAGTATATCTACATCTGCACTAACTGATAAGAACTCCTTGTACTTATCTTGATATTCTTTACTCTTCGTTACCATAGCCTCTGCTAAATCGTTTGCCATCTTCTCTTGGCTTTTGTATTGGGAGAAAAGTCGGGACCTAGTTTTCTCCAATACCCGTTCCTTCTCCCTTTTTAATACTAAAGCTTTTTTATGTAGCATGGCAATGAATGCGTAATGATTAGGTTGGTCCTTTAACTCTGAGTTTACCGAGTCATTGTTAAATGATAACTCATCCTTCAAGTTAAAAACTATCCTCTCTTCACCGAGTTGAATATCAACCACTGTTATATTGGTGTTTGTTTCCCAATACTTTAACTTCTTTATTTTTCTTAGGTTGACAGCCATATCTTTTTATTTAAAATAGCACCAGACCAAGTTATATATCCCTCTTCTTATCATAGAAGGTTTTAACTGTTGGGAATCTTAAACTTATATTTCCCAACTTGTTAGTGGTTTCTTCAAAATATTTAATGGTTGCCCATTTCCCTATAATAAGTTTAGGATTCTTAAACCATTTCTTCCTATCCTCTATGGTATAACCGGAACCAACTGATACTCGGAATCCCTTATGCTCTATGATAAGGTTAGTTACCATATTTTCTACTTTTCTTTTCTTGATTGGTTTTCCCTGGTTGTCAAGAGAATCAAAATAATAAGTAAATGGTCCTGTCTCAACACCTAGGATTTGGTATTCTGCATCAGAGAATGATTTGATCTTTAGTACTACATTGGTTTTTATTCCCACGTACCCAACGTTTTTATGGATTACTAATCCTTCCCATCCCTTATTGTTGGCCTCTTCAAAGTCTTTCATGAGTTCATCCATGCTCTCTACCTTCGTTTGTTCAAGCATGAATATGTGGGGATATTTCATTGTCTTCAAATCCTTCTCAAGTTGAGATAACCTCTCCAAGAATGGTCGAGTACCCTTTGCAGAGTTATGTTCATCCCAAGTAACATAATCATAAAGAGCATAGTGAGGTTCTGGAATAGTGTAATCCTTTTTCTTTACATCTCCCACTACCTTTTGAAAATCCTCATTACCATCTTCTCCGATAAGGAATATCTCTCCCACTAAAACCATGTTCCTTATCTTGGATTGTTTCACGGCATTCTTTATAACCTGTAGAGTTGTGAATTCATTACCCTCTCTTGAGTATGTTTTACAATCTCCTTTCCCATCTACAAACGTTTCACATCTTACCCCATCAAGCTTCCTTGATTTTAACCAAGTATCTTTCTTGAAATCCAGTTTCTTCTGGTACTCAAAGAAATTCTTAGCTCTGGTAATAGAGAATTGTGGGATAAGGTTCTTCTTTAAAACTGTGAAGTAGGCAGCATTTATGTTGGCTACGTTAACTCCCTGTTTTAACCCCTTGTCAAGGATACTTAACAGAGTATCCTGGTAAGCTGAGTACTTATCCAGGAATGCAACACATTTGTGGAGAGCGTTATGACCAGTTAACTTTCTACTGCACAAGTCTCTAAACAAATCGTATATGCTATAGTCTTCTGGTAAATCCTCTACCGTTTCATGTGAATCCCTAAATTTAAGTATCCCATTTTTCGTAACACCGAACTTCTTGAATGGGTTGTAGGTCCACCAAAGAAGTTTCTTACATTCTGGATAACTCAAAAGGACATTGGTTTTGACCGAGGCAGTGTTTGTCTGCCTTAGGTCATCTACCAATCCTTCCAAACTATCTAATAATCTCTCGTTATAATCCATACTTAATTCCTAAATCGTCCAAGATTGCTTTACCATACCAGTTCATGGGTACTGCTTCTCCAGTCTCTTCACTCATTTCCATGTTTCTTTCAAAAATGGTTTTCCCTCTGTATTGGATTTGTAACTCCTCACATTCAATACTTATCAAATGATCAAATAATTCCTGAGTTAGCTTTTCTCTGTATATCTGTATAACCATAGTTAAATATTTTATTTATTTATTGCAAATATAATATCTTAAGTAGCTTCTTGCAAAGCTACGATTTCCTTATTTTCCCACCAATGGTCAATGTAACAATCTTTATATACCTCAGCATAATCTGTTCCTCTCTTGTATCCTTTCAGTTTTGACCATCTTAATCCTAACTCAAAGTCAACAGCCATGGTAATACCTTTCAATTTAAATCCGAAATACTTTTGAGTATCTGGGTCCTTACAGATATTAAACAAGTGGTCTACCACTTCATCATTCATATCTTTTGGATCAAGGTAGAACATAAGGGAGTCATGGATTGTACCTATCTGTTCTATTGATGCTGGTAATTTACCTTGCATGATTTGCTCTCGGATTAATATACTGGAGAATAAGGCAAAGTCAGAGGCTGTACCTTGGATAGGTGCATTTACCGCATCACGTAGTGCTTTGGCATACTTACCTTGTTCTCTCTTGTTACGAGCTTCTGGAAGTCTTCTTTTCCTTCCAAATGGAGAAACTATATATCCATGTTCTTCAGCGAATTTCTGTTGTTTCTTTACAAACTTCCGGATTCTCGGGAAAGTATCAAACCACTCATCCAAGAACTCAATAGCCTCTTCCTTAGTTGCTTTGTGATCTGGAGTAGAGAGTGATTCTTTCAAGTGGTTTGGTCCTTGTTGGTATAACACCCCGAATCCAATTGTCTTAGCTTGTTTCCTTCGTACTTTCCAAATCTTAAAGTCTGGGTCATCCTCGTTAGAATATATCTTATAGGCATCTTCGTAGGATATCTTGTATTTTTTACAAGCTGTAGCTAAGTGGATATCATGACCAACCCTAAACCATTCAAGCATCTGTTTATCCTGTGACCAACCAGCAACCACTCGTAACTCTGCCTGAGAATAGTCTAATTGCATCATCACTTTACCTTTCGGACAAACGAACATATACTTGATATCCTTTGCCGTAGTATCTCTAGGTATATTCTGCAAGTTAGGGTTTCTTGAACTCAACCTACCAGTAACTGTACCATGGATTAGGAATGAACCATGTAAGGTATTATCCGGGTTAAGTATATCTCTTATACCAACTATGTAAGTTGAGTAGAGTTTCGTTATCTCTCGATACTTTAACAAGGTTTCTATAAACCCAGTCTCATCTTTATCTTTTAACTCTAATAATACATCCTCACTTGTTGCTGGATTCTTGGTTGGTTTCTTAGTTTTCTTATCCTCTGTGTACTTTATGATCGGTAGTCTCAACCCATACTTGTTATAGTATAGGAAGTCAATCAATTGTTTCACTGACTTCAGGTTCAAGGGTTGCAATAATTCTTTATCTTTCTTTGTCAACCCAACTCCAGCTGAGTAATTGTCATACTTTTTCTGTAGGTTTGTGATACTCCTTTGTAGGCTACCTAGTTTCTTCTTGTCAGTTGTGCTATCTAATTCGTTAGTCTTTATCTCAATTTGTTCTAGAAGACCATCCAAAAGTGCCTTTTTAGCAGCCTTAACTCTCTGCTTATTATATTTAACAAGAGAAGGTACTGCATACATCTTGGCTTCTGCTTCCTCTATCTTGGTTTTGTATGATTCACAAAGCCCATCAAGGTATGGTCTATCAACAAGGTAACCCCTGCTCTCCACTTCTGCCAGGTTATAAGAAGCCATTTCCAAAAGGTTTCTATATAACTGGTAGAATCCACATTCCCTGATTCTCTGTTCAAGGTATATTGCTAATCGGAGACAAAGGTCAGAGTCTAAGGCATTATAAGGAGCTAACGTTTCCAATGGTACGTTAGACCAGAACTGAACAACCTCTTCTGGAGTTCTCTCTGTATCCTCTCCCTTGATTGAGTAATTCGCGTATTGTGGGAAAAACGAATAAGCCAATGATTTTAAGTCATGGGGTCTTTTCTCATTCAAGAGATATTTCATTAACATGGTATCAAGGATAACCCCTCTTGGTCTTATCCCATACTTTAACCACCAACCATGCTCGAATTTAAAGTTGTGTGCTACCTTTACTATCCTGTCATTTTGGATAAGCTCCCTACCTATATATTTCAATATCCTTTTCCACTTATTCCCTTTTCTCAAGGGAGAATCTTTGTGGGCTAAAGGTATTACATAAGCATAACCTGGTTGGAATGCTATAGATATACAAGTAGGATATCCTCTATGATCAGAACTAAGATGACCGGATGTCTCATAGTCATGGGCACAATATCCAGTCATCTTGCAGTACTTAACAACTTTCTTTACATCGGCCATGGTTTTGGCCCAACTAAAGTGATAGTTATCTAGTACGTCCTTGTTCATCTTCTATACAATTTTTAAGTATATCCCAATCTTTCCTGTAAGAGTGGAGTGATGCAATGTTATGATATAGGTACCCAGATTTTAAATCCCTCATACCCTTTGATCTCAATACTTGGGTAACATATTCTTTCAACTGCCAAGCCAAGAATACATCATTACCAAAGTGAGTTACCACATCCGCTGAACGTTGGTTGTAAATGATATGCAACCTGTTTTCCCGGATAATGAGTTGATAATACATTGAGCATGGTACCCTTCTTCTCCCTCCAATGTATGCTCCATCCTTTTCCAAGTCCCAAATAGGTAAAATACCTTGACGAGTATCTGGATTACGGAGTAACTCCTCTATCACTCTCTCAAGGTTACCTATTTCATCTTCCTCTTCTCCACCAGGACAGAAATTCATTCTCTCCCCATAGGCATAATCGAATTTCCCATTTACCAGGAACTCTTCCCAAATCTCTTTTCTGATTTCCCAAGCTTCACCGGGATTTAATCTTTCAGGATTTACCCTCTCGTTAAACTCTGCGATAGCCCATTTCTTGGTTGTCTCAATGTCTGTTTGAGTTCCATTAAACAAATACTCTTCCCTGTTCAAGGTCAATAAACAGTAGGAGTAGTTCAGGATTTCCCGGGTCTCAAAGTTAATATCACCTTCAATGTTTTTATTCTGCATTGACTTTGGCCTAACTATAGTACCCATTTCATATACCTCTCTACGAATCTCTGACATCAATTCGTAGCAATCCTCATATACTCTCATTACTCCTCCACTTTTTTGATTGTACCCCAAATGTCAATGTCAGTGATAAGTTTGAAAGGCTTTGCATCTTTCAATTCTTCACCAACTCTTGTCTTCATTCTGAGTTTCATCTCAACTCCGGAATAATGGGAGAAGATAACCAAATCCCCTATGTTCCAATCCTCTACTGCAGAACCAATCCTTACTATTTCCCCTAGTACTGGTCTATTCTCTTGAGCAGCTCCAGGAATGATGATACCACTCTTCAGTACCTCTTCTCCATCTACTACCTCTACCAATACTTTACTTGCCCCAATCTTTGGGATATCAACTTGATCTCTTAATAATGAAATCTTCATTTGCTTTGTGTTTTCCATATCTCTTTAAGTTTTTAATAAAATAGTACTCAACATGTTAGTGGGTTTATTGACCCGGTAGTTTACAATTCTTGGCAAGTGTTTTAAGTTTTGCTTTGTAACCGATAAAACCATCCTCTGCTATCAATTGCCTACATATCCTTATGTGTACTTTATATTTCAAGCTAGAGGCATATTTTTTATCAGTAAACTTTTCAAGAAGGTCTAACATCTTGTCTGTTATATCATTCTCTTTACCCTTCACAAGTTTACGTAAATCCTTATGAATGTGGTACCCAGTTAATAACTCTATTGATGACCACATGTTCCCACAAAATAGGGTAACTGCCAGGTCTACATCCTTGCCATAAATATACTCTCCCATTCTCTGGATAAGTAAGAAGTCAAAGATTAACCTCTTGGTAACTTCTGATGACCTGATACTTACTACCATTCTCCTCACATCGTCCTTGTGCCTTTTCTGAAATACCACTGAGAGAAGGCAACCCTTTCCAGAATCATGTTGGTTAGAGAATTTGTATGCTATGTTGTATGATCCAGCGTTAGCTCTTTCCTTGGCTTGTACCTGTGATTTCACTAAATCTAGGTGATTCAAATCAAGGTAGTTTGCTATAAGACGGGTCCATTTTTGCTCATGATATCCGAAGAGTTTGGCAAAATCAAACTCGGGGTCAACCCATGCTTTGGTTATATCAAACATCACATCATAAGCGATAAGCTGTGATGATACTCTAACACCACTCTTGAGTAGCTTTTCGCCACTCAAGATAAGGTACTCATTAATCGCTTCCCATGCTGCCTGTGTAGTTGGTGCTGTGAATGTAAGCATATTGTTTATTTAAAATTTTACTTACTTGGGTTTGGTGTAATTTTAATATACTACCTATTTTTGTTTGTGTCAAACCCTTATTCCTTAATAGAATAACCCTATCTACTATTTCTCTAGTACATTTAAAATTAGGGTGTTTCTCTCCTCTAATAGAATTAGATATTTTTGACTTTGTCTCTTCTCTAATATGCTTTCCTTTCATTTTACTGGGCTTACCATAGGATGGGTGGTCAGTACCTTTCTTCCCCCTCATTGGCCCTGGTTTACCATAAGCTGGGTTATCTTTGCCGTATCTTTTGCATTGATAAAACCTATTTTCTTTTACAGCTTGTTGTATATTCATAGACTGAGTACCCCAATATAAATTCTTATAGTAATTATTAGTAGGGTCATTGTCTATGTGACATATCACATTGTACTCATTAGGATTAGGATTATTCACATATACTAAAGCTAATAATATACTGGCTTTATACCATCTAGATATCCCATTATTATATAATCTATACTGTCTCCTACCATCAGCTAATTCACCTTTTAATCTTACCCAACTTCCCTTTTTCTTAGAATAGAGATTACCACGTTTTGTAATGTGGTAATCTTCTAATCCTGATATGGGTATATTTGGTTCTAACTCTCTCATGCTAATTGTGATTAGTAGCGGCTCTTAATCCTAAATTGGTTTACCAAGTTCTTCTTGTAATAAATATGGTGCAAACTCCTTGCAGTCATACCAGAGAAGGCAAAGAACCCAAACATATATATTGTTCCCTCCATCAACCTTAGTCGATAAGTTGACTCATCTGTCATCATTTGGGTTTGTTTCCAGGGTTTGTTCTTTAAACAATTCCTTGCGATTTGGAATTTATAAGTGGCTCTCCACAGTAGTTGGCACATCTTCTGGTCTCTCTCAACCCCCAGAAGGTTACCACCTCTCATGAACTCATCTGTGATTGGTCCAGAGATAACTTTATACCCGGGACAATATACTTTTCCCAAAACTGCTTTTGCCATCTTTGCCCCTGATCTCAGTAAAAGATCAAGAGTATCATCATCTTCCTCTGCTTCACAGAATTTCCTGATGTCTTCTTCTTCTATTCCAGAATAAATCAAAAGCTCTAACCAAAAATGGAGAGCATCTGAACATTCTTCGTTAAAGTTCTGAAGGAATGGCATCATCTTATCTCGAGTATCTCCTCGTGAGAATTGCATCATCAACTCATCATAGGATTCATAACCCTCTCCAAGCTCTTCAATAACTCTCCCCACAAAATCCTTGATTAAGATTTGTGAAGATTTTAAATTCACATCTATTGGGTACTGAGGTAAACCTTCGATTTTTACGTATGAGTTTAATAACTCCTTTTGTAACCTGTACATCTCAGTTAATCCATGACCCATAGGATAAACCACTTCTACATTTGAGTAATCCCTGATATCCATTTTTAATCTTTGTTTGGTTTATAATACTTTTTAATTATCTCTCTTAATCTCTCTGAATCAATGTTTAATTCACGGGATAGCTTTAATCTTATTCTCGCTTTGGAATAACCTTTAGACTTATACTTCTCAATCAACCTCTTGGCTTCCTTGGCATCTTTCTCATTTAAAAATTTAGCTTCATCTAAATCTTTAAAATCTTTCTCTTTTGCCAAGAGCTCTCGTTGGAGTTTGTTGTTTTGCATCTGAGCTATGGCACATATTTCTATGTCCCCACATATCTTACAATCCTTATCCCTTGGATCATATTGTGTCCCAAAACATGGGTCATCTGGTGTACCTATCTTGCTCAAATCTATTGGTTTAGACAAATCTATGGTCTCTTCTTTTTTCTTACTCTTTGCCATGTCTTGTTAATTTTTACTATAATAGTTTTCCTTTAAACTCTTCTATAACGTTCAGGCCTTCATCCTTATAATATCTCAACCTATGCTTAGAGTGCCTCTTAAGATACTGTCCTTCATCAAAGAAATCATCATAATAGGTTATCTTCTTTGACTCATGAGAACGGAGTGCTCTACCTAATAACTGAAGAGCCTGTATTGCTGAATCACCAGAAGCCAGGTTTTGCATATATTGGATAAGGGGCATATTCTGTCCCACCTTTATAATCAGTGAAGCTACTAAGATGTCAGTCTCTCCCCTCTTAAACCTATTTAATTTCTCTTGTCTATCCTTAACCTCGTGGTGGATATACTCTATCTTTAAATCTGGGAATTCAGATTTGTATCTTTCATAGGTTTCTTCTACCTGTGGTATATACTTACATACCACTAATATAGGTTTATGACCCTCTCTCAAATGGTATCTGGTTGCCTCTATGGCTCTGTCCATCCTCTCCACTCCATAAGTGATAGACTTATCAAACTCGGTTTTATAATCAGCACCAGGGAATAATTTTGTATTACCCTTTCTCATGGTGATGATAATGTTAGAAGATACCCCCATTTCCACCAATTCCTTATTCTTGATGACAAAGGTCTCATTACCGAAGAAAGATTCCACTGTGATGTTCTTAACTTTATCCTTATGCTTTAACGCAGTACCAGATAAACCAACTCTAATGGGGATTAGGTATAGTTTATTTAATACCTTTCTAGCTGTCTTACTCGTAGCGAGATGACATTCATCATATATGAGTACATTATATTGACTTAGTTGCTTCCAATACTTCTCTATATTCTTGGCCAAAGTAGGCAACATACATACCACTATATCTCCCCATTGAATGGTTTTCCCTTGCATGAATCCCCAGCTACTAAACATACCAGGTAGATCATCTCTGAACTGGTTGTATAGTTCCAACCCATTCACTATTACAAGAGTTTTAGCCTGATAAACAGAAGCATGAATTAACCCCGCTATTAGAGTTTTACCAGCGTTTGTTGCTGCTCCAACAATCCCCCTTGGAAAAGGTACTCCCCCACATGAGTTCTTCAGTATAGACCAAGCTGCCTTTCTTTGATAGGGTCTCCTCTTCAAATCCCCTATGTGTACTGGCATAGCTGTTATCTGGGGTAGCTTCCTTAAGTCATCAATCTCGTAGGGAACTCCATGATCTTCTATCCACTGAATAACTCTCGGTAGTAAACCAGTTTCACAGTAACCTCTATCAGTTACCATGTGTACCATACCATCCCAACCCTTTGGCATACTCGCTCTAATATAGAAAGCCTGTGGATGTCTGAAAGCCATTTCCTTGTACAATTTCGTGAGTACCTTAGGATCACCTTCGATTTTGAACTTGTTGTTATTCAGTTTAATTGTTACCATTTATTCCATTCTTTTAAAGCTACGATTATAACTAATAATCCAAAGCCAGATATAAAGATAGCGAAAGGTACCCACATGGGTGCCAAACATGTTATATAACTGGCCTCTTCCAATCCCCAACCAAAGTACTTAGCCAAGCAGAAAAACATTGCTGCCACTACACAAGCACCCTAACTTAAGATCATAAATTTTGTAAATCCATTTCTATTCTTCTGTTCCATCTTCTATTGATTTTAATTTTCCTAAATTTAACCATGACATTGATTTCGGTTTCTGAGCCTTTACATTATTCTTTTTCATATACCTGTATAACCTCTCCACTGCTTTATCTCCAACGAATTGAGAGGGATATGGTATATTACCCGTGAAAGATAAACCCTCAAACTGAGCTCTCATGTATACCTCTGGTTTTATCTTTGAATCTGCAATGTACTCAGCTGCCTTGACAAACCATATCTTAGATTCTGGTTTTTTGGATATGTCATCCACTATACCAGTCTCATCTAGTACAGCCTTGTTATATATTTTACATAAGATATCTGTTATATCCTTATGTTTATCTTCTTTCTCAGCCTGTTTAGCTTCATACTCAGTACATATCCTTGTATGTAGTGGTAAGAATTTATTCAGACTATACACCCTCATTAACTTTATTCCGATAGTACAATACTCTATGAATCCCTCTCTAATCTGTATGTCAAAGTCTTCTACAAAATCCTCTGCATTGGAGGCTACCTGTTTTAAGGTTGTCCATTCCTTGCTGGTTGATGTGATAAGGTTTATTCCTCTATGTTTAAACTGACTTCTTACCTTGAATAACATTGATGAGAATAATACTGCAGTATCTTTGGTTGTTACTGTTATCTTCTCAACCTTTTCCTCTATCTTTTTATTACTTGCAACTACTGCTCTATTTGATAGAGAGTATGGGCTGGCATACTTTAATATTTGGCCTACTAAGTTTTCTTTACTAACATGAATAGTAATTACTCCTTGTTTAATTAACTTTTCTACTAGAATTGTCAAATTTGACCTTCCTATATGTATGCTTGGTTCATTTTTTGAGTATGCTGTATTTTCTGCCATGATTAACGTCCATTTTATAATTAATGAGTTCTCCATAAGTCAAGAACTTATGTTTCCTAATCCTCCTTATGGTTTCTTTTTTACCAAGGTCATTGACATCTAAGTAACTACCATCCCTCTTCTTATCTTCCCAGTATACCACTCTCACCTTCTTAAAGTTCACCAACTTTAATGCAAGGTTTATACTCTCTATCAAAGCATCTGGGTCCAAGAGTAAATCTATAGCCTCTACTGGAGAAGATAGTATAGTATTAATCTGCCACTCAGTTAATAATTTCCCAGCTGTTGCTATGGCTGTATCTCCTATCGTCTCAGCGTTAAACGCTCCCTCACATATTTGGATTCTCTTGTAGATATATAAAGCCTCTATATTATAAATCACGTAAGCTTTACCTAACCCCACGTCATTGGCAACTGGATTCTTATACTTGGTTAATCCCCCTAATAATACTTTCCGGGCATTGAAATATACCAGCTGATCATGCATGATATAAGGGATGATAACATACCCTTTGTATGGACCTGAATCACAATAACCAAATCCTTTCTGTGATAACTTAGCCACTGAGAACCCTCTTCTCTTTAGGTACTCCCTGCATTTCCTTGCCACTAGGTTTGTACCAAATATGATGTTGTGGAATCCATCTGGGAGTTCTAAGCCTTTGACCTTGTTATTTATGGTTAGCTCTGACTCTGGTAGCTTTACATCTATGGTACCCCAATCATCACTGAAGACCTGTTTCCAGGCCTCCTTTTCAGTATCTAAATTTAATAAATCACATATTACCTTTATGGGTGGTTCACTATACCCACATCTAAAACAATGTGTATTATTTGTGAATGGCTTTACACCGAATTTTCCTTTAGCCCCGCAAAATGGGCAAGTGGTATTCAGCCAACCCCTAGCTTTGGGTTTTGCTCCTAACTTATGTATAAACCACCCATAAAGTTGTTTAATCGTTTTCTTACTATACATTCCCATATTACAAATCTCCATTATTATCTGTTGGTTGGCTTGCTGCAGTATCTTCTTCCTCTGTCACAAAGTGGTTGAACTGTTCATCGAACTCTTTCCTTTGAGCTGTTGTCATTTCCTTAAACCTTTGCCTATCCATATCCGTAAAGAATACTGCTCTCCCCCGTGGAGTACCATCTCTCTGGTCTATAATCTCTAATCTCTGTACTCCCGCCATCTCTTCATCCTCTGTTCTATTCAAACCGAATGCAGCATTGGCATGACGTATGATCTCTATTGCTCCAGCTATATCTTCTCCATCATATCTTGTCTTCTCATGTTTAGCCCCTAACCTTGTCACGTGGTTTGCAGTCCAATGGACATCTATGTTATGTTTCAACATCACGTTAGACATGTCAATGTAAGCTTCTGAAATACGTTCTGATAAAGCTTCCTTACCAGTGTTTGAACCCATCTTACCCATATAATCTGTCACCAATACATTTGGATAAAACCCGAAATTCTCTTCAAGGTCGGTAATTAATCTATCTACTGTGTTACCATTGGTTACCAATGCGGGTAATCTTCTCACTACTACCTCTCCACCCAACCTCTTATATTTCCTAAAGGTTTTCTTAACATCCTTATCGTAATCTCCAGATAGTAATTCCATCTTGGTTTTATTACTCATACATTGTTCTAACCTGGCCATGTACTCTTCTTCTCCATTTTCAAGGTCTATCACTAACACCTTCTTCCCCATTTTCAAATATCCCACTATAACATTAACCAAGAAGGCTGTTTTCTTTTTCTTAGGTTTATCCACTATAACTATGGTAGCTCCCTTTGGATAACCCCCAGCATTAGTTAATTTATTTATCTGCCTGAATGGAGTGGGAAATATAGTTTGTACATCCCTTCTCATTAATTGTCTATCAGATAAACCCTCAATAAGAAAGGATCTTGATAGATCCTCTACTATTACCCTTGGTGATATTGCTTTACTTACTTTATCTGAGAATGTGTGATACCTTTCGAAATCAAGTATATCCATGGTTTCAATGGTATCTTTTAAATCCAGGTATTGAGCAAACTTCTCTGTTTGTTTCACAATATACTCTGGGTCTTTCACACTACCTTTGAATAAATCTCTAGCTAAAGACCTCACGTTATCTAGCTCAGATTCCAACAAAGATGATGTTACTGACCGATCTGATAACAACTTCCTTAATTCCTCCATGTAAACAGCCTTACTAGGAACTTTCTTATAGTTCTTGTAATAATCCTTGATTACTTTAGCAAGGATAGTATGCTCTATTAATGTGAAGTAGTCTTCAGAATACAGATTAACCACCTTATAACCTTCAGGATGCTGCAACGTATAACGTAATATCTCAAATTGAAAGTCTGTATCAAATTCAAACTTAGCCATACTCTATTTTATGTTTTGTAATGTTCATTAGTTCCCCTGAAAGTCAGACACTTAGGGCATAATTTATAATATAATAGCATATTTTGTGCCTTAGGCTATCAACTTATTTATAATATATATATTTATATTTGCACTACCAAATTATATAATAATTCAAGGATATGGAATTACACAGGCTAAAAGAAATGCAAGATGACTACGATGAAGAGTTATTTAACAAAATCTACAAGGATTGCAGCAAACTCATGGACAAGCTCACTTTTGGTATTAACCCCCTCTACTATGGAGTTACCACTGATATTATCCGTAGTTGGTTTGATGATAAGTTTATTTATGTTTATAATAAGTATTATGGTGAGATGTCAGATAAATCGCTCAAATCACACATCATCAAAGCACTCCAACAATTTAGATGCAGAATCCTAAGAGGAGCTTACACTCAGCATTCTGAAAAGAACATAGAGATGATTAGGTTGGATGATGAAGAGTACCAACGTTATAACATGGATGTTATAGACGATATTGAACCAGAGGTTGATGAAGAACTCCTAGCTAAAGTAAAAGATTTTATGAAGCAAACATTAAGTGAAGATGCTTACTTCTTATTCAATCTCCAATTAAATCCTCCACCAATGGTCCTCTCAAATGAGAAAGAAACCTTAGATGAGAAATGGGCTTCATTCTTAGACTTACCACAAGAAGAATCCACTTATATATACCTCGATAATTTAAGAGAAGAGATTTCAAGAGGTACTAAAAGATGCAGAAACAAATTCAAAGATCAGGTTACAAAATAAAAGGTAGGGATTAAATCCCTACCTTCACCATTAATCACCAATATAATAAGAGAAAACACGTTAATAATTCTTCTGGGCATCTTGGTAAATTGTCCATGAATAACACGCAGCCCCCATCATTAATGGCATAGTTCCTTCCCAATTAAATACCCCATCATCTATATCATTAACTACTACTTCATTCCTATACCCATATCTTGATTCATTGAATCTACCATGGATATACCATTGCAACCCATTATTTCCTCTTGAATCACAGAATTGGAGATATTTATCTCCCGCTACGGGTGGTACACATGGATTAAACCAGTAACCACCTGATGCTGATTTACCCGATTTCCAACATTGTATTGATAGCTGCATATGAAGAACATCTTCCTTGATGAAAAGACCCATACCATTTCCCCAGGCATCTTTGTAAGCGTTGTAGGTATTACCTACCATGTATTGTAACCTACCAAGAGTTCCACCAGATTGTTCTGTTAAGATGTTATAAGTATCTAGGGCAAATCCACCTTTACCTGTGTTTATACCTACAGAACTGAAGAGTAATTGAATTGGGCTTGCGAACCCATTGTCTACTAACACCCATTTCATGGCTCCTTTCCAGTTCATAGCCTTAACTCTAATCCAGTCACCCACATATTTTAAGTATGGTCTATGTGGACCATTGTTAGCAGTATTCAAATCAAATGAAGGATCAACGATAGTATTAGGTAAAGCTATATGAAACAATAACCTTGTCCAACCCTCAATATACTGTTCCCTTTGCCAAAGTGAGTTTGATATATTACCTATCAACTTAATCACCTTCTCATAACCCTCCATATCCTCTGTAGGTGGGTCAAGCATTAAACAACTTCTATGGTTACCATATCTCTGGTTACCATTACTTATATTACCTGACCAACCAAAATTATTCCTTGCTGCATCATATAACGGCTGATAGTCCAGATAACTTATACCTATTGTATTGCTAACGATAATCCATTGGGTGTTATTACTATAACTATGAATTTGGTTACCATTTATTATCTCAGTTCCAGCCATTAACCCAGGTGTAACGTTTGCTGATGGAAGTCTTCCCTTTTCTCTTGCATGGATTCTCCAGAATGATTCTCCAGCTTCCTTCGATACCAATACCCAGCCTCCAGTGTATAACTCCACTGTGATAGTTTCATATCCTGCTCTCAACCCAGTTACTACTATACCTTTACCATCCAACCCTTCATTAGCCCAGTTCTCACCAAAGCATAGGAATAATACCTGGTTGTGATCAGCTCTGTTATCTGAAGGAAGTTTGACAAACCCCACGTTACCAGTAACCCCATTCCTTGTCATATACTTCATATCTACTATCATAGCCTTGTACACTTCAGCTGCAGGCAATTCTGTGGGAGAAGTACTGGAATTACTCAGGTTAAGGGTGGGCATGTAAATCTTGAAATCATTACTTTGATTCAGGTCGTCATACTTATTCTGTAACTCATTCTGTAAGTCTACCAGGTTTGTCCATATAGATTTTGTCTTGGATACAGAAGTCATTGCCGGCTCAGTTTGACTTCCATTGAGTTTATATCCCATAGTGGAATATATAGTACTTAAATCCTGAGCAAGGGGTCCATCAATGTAATCATGGATAGATTTCAAATCTGCATCAGTTTGTACTTCATATCTCTTTAACTCTGTGTCAAGGCTTAACAGATTATTCCAAACAGTTTTGGCTATTGAAATCCAATTAACCCCAGCTGGGTTTTTATCTGGATAACCTATGCGATTCCATATCTTGGTGTCTTCATCATTGAGATACTTTTTAAGAGCTACAAAGTTCTCCCAAATAGTCTTTAAAGTATTGAGTACTGTTTCTCCCTCTGGTTGCTTCTCAGGAAATCCTAGCTTGTCCCAAAGCTTCTTTAATTGGGTATCTATAATGTACAAGTTATACCACATCGTGTATACTGCCCCAATGAAGTTGTAAGTATTGGGTAATTCACCTGGATTATTTGGATCTTCTTTTCCAGTGTAATCTGGAATACCCAGCTTGGCTATAACATTCAAATCCAACCTATCCTTTTCTTTTAACCAGGTATCCAAGTATTTTAATATCCTACCAAGCTCTTTAAATTTCCCTAATCCTCCTCTAACTCCTGGCGCAGTAACATCGTCAGCTGAGAGAACATCTGTAGACTTCATATCTGCGGAACCAGGAACTGCACCCATCGAGTAGGTTCTTGCAGCCCCTGTTCCAGAGATACGAATAGTCATCAATGGAGTATCATACTGATTCAAGGCAGAAAGGTCATCTACGTTCTCAGCTGCCCGTAATGTGTATGTTATCTCAAACCTTACAGGTACATCAGTACCAACATAAGGCCTTTGGTAATAAGCTACCAATATGTATAACCCTTCTTTTGTTTCACCTGGAACATTGACAGAGATAGCCCCCTCCTCATGTACTAATGTCCCATACTTGTTCATGTAAACACCGGTAGGATTGGACATACTCCAATCCATTAATGTTTTTACTATCCCAGTCTTCTCATGTGATATTGAGAATCCTGTACTTGTCTTTACTATGGTATCAAACCCACAGTATATACCTGGATTAATAACCCCAAGCATGGCCTCTCTAAGTTCATAAGAAAGAACTAGGGCCCTATGATCAGTAAATGTCTTTACCATAATTATAAGTTTCTTGTATCAGAGAATTTATGTAATATAGTGATGTAATTCGTTTCTCTTGTTTTGATATATCTTCTCAACCTTGTTACCAATCCTCTTGGCAATGTAAACGTTATATCTAGCTTCACGTTTACTGGAGTAAGGTAATCTTCAATGACAGTTGCTAGATTCTCACGAAACTCTTCCGAATACTCCGTATAGTTATTCCCAGGTACTACAGTTATATTTATTTGCTCGATAGCACAATCTGTACAACCGTTCCTGTACGTGGAGTTATAGTCATACCTCAATCCCTCATTTCCCAAGTTCTCGTAAACTGTGTCATACCTTAATCCAATATCATACCTTGAAGTGGCTTTCCTGTAAGACTTATGATCTCCTGGCTTAACCCTTAATCCAAATAAACCTAGGAACATGTTCAAGGCATTAATCGAACCTCTTGCTCTATGTATGTGTACTGCATAAGCCAGGTAATCTTTGTACTGTTCGTAAGTCTGGAAAGTCTCATACCTTACATCTCCCCATAGCCAAGCTATATAACGAAGTAATCTCAGGTGATCTACATCTGGGATTAAGTCAATATTTTGTGGGTCATTGAGATATTTTAACCCCTCAATCTTGGGGATTAATTTCTCATCAAGTTCATTCATGAAGGCTTCTGTAAACCTCTCTAAAGGTCCAGCATCCTTCATGTTCTCAGCTACTTCTTTATTCTTTATTACCGGTGGGTAATTGGGGTCATTCTGATCATTTTGTTTGAACCCACTTGGTAAATTCTCCATAAACCAATTCAGCTTGTGGAGGATATTATCCCTAGATAGTTTCATTAGTGTATTCATTTATGGTTAAACTGATATTCTCAACCTTAAGAATGGGGACTGAGTTATCTGATACTGGGATATCTATGTTGTTGGTGTAGGTTTGGAACTCCCAAGAATCTCCCTCCTGTATACCTGGATTGTTCAGTATCAATTTGAATACAAATACATCATACTCAAGTGTTACATACCCATCAGCCCCTGGTGTTACAGATACATTCTCAAACACTTTCACTTGAGCTCCATTCTTTGTGATTATGATATCCATGTTTGCTCTGTTGTTCTTAATCAATGATATGATTAAAGCCCAGTAAGCATTCTCAGTGGGTACGTATTTGTTGTTCTCTTTCTTGAAGTCAATGTATCCCGGGAAAGTGATTTGAGCTGCATTGGGATTCTCTGGGGTGATTGCCTTCCTCCCATAGGGTAACAGGTATAGCTCATCCAAAGTCAAGTGGTCTACAGCATCAAGGTTATCTACTAAGGCAATGATATCTGATGTGTATATTGGCCTATTGATATCAGAGTTGTTGTAACTGTATTCATTGACAAGAGCTGTCTCAACCAGTAGTTGTATATCCTGAGCTATCTTACCATATTTCCCCCATACTGTTAAACTCAGGTAGATTTGGGTTTCACCAGCTGGGAAAGCTTGTACAGGTACTCCCAATACCTTTCTCATGTCTACATAATCTTCTAGCTCTCTCAATAAAAGCTCATTGGCTTCACCTCCTTTGTCTGGTGTGATATAGTAGGAAATCCCTGTTTCACAACTAAAGTCAGCCCCTACCTTATCAACACCTGGACAAAGTTTAGCGATATCAATAAAATCCTTGAAAGTTACTGCTCTATCTAATGTCCTTAGAGAACAACCCAAATGTTCTCTCATGTCTTCAATGGTTTCTCTATCTGAACCACCTGTTGCAGCATTTGGGTTTGTTATATTCAAGGTATAATTTGTCAAAGCCCCAGAAGGTTCTACATTTGGAGTTCCCTTAAAGTCTGTGATAGTACCTGAATCAAGGTTACCATTTATCCCCTGCGTGATGTTATATGATAACTTGGCTTCAGCTCCTGCTCTTGGTATGGCTCCTCTAATCCCACCACCAAATTTAGCAACGAATAATCCCTCACTCACGTACTCCACTACAAATACCTGGTCATAAGGACTTGAGAATCCCAATGTCTCTACTAAATCCCATTGTTCTCCATCAATGTATATGGTACCTGAACCATCTGCATAGTTTGAAGGTAGTGGTAAAGTTGGATTCTTTCCTTCTGGTATTAAACCAAGGTTAGTATACTCATCTGGGTTAGTGGCACTCTTCACTGATTGTTCAAGGTCAAGTACCACTAAGTTAGAACCTTTTCTCATCACTACATCACCCATCTGCCTGAATGGTACTCCATTAGAACCCAATAAGATGTTATCTCCTTTGAATATAATATCCTGTGTTGCCTCAGCTGGATTACCTTCTTGGTCTAGGAGTTGTACTGTTACCCTTACTGTTGATGGTATCCTTGCCTTTATTCTGTAATCAATTAACCTTGATAACTGAATCATAGATGAGATATGTTGAGCTGTGTAAACATATAACTCTCGTGCTGATATGTCTACATAGTAATTCAACAACTCAGTCAGAGCAGCCATATAATCTAGAATGATCATAAAGATATTGCTCTGACTATAATCTGTCATCTCTGGCAGTAAAGTTTTTACCCTATTCACTAGGGCTGTTTTAATGGTTCTGTATCCCCTATCAAGATACCCAACCCATGGATTCTCTAATTTCATAATGTATTTTGATTTAATGGTGTTACAAAACTTATATTGATGTTGATAGTCCCATCCTGTCTCCTACTATACTCAACCACATCTACCTCACACCTGTTCTCCAACTGAACTATCTTGTCTATCACTGTCTTTTTAATAAGAGCCTCTAACACTAGATCATCTGGCTCTTTTAAAGTCTGATACAAACCAGTCCCAAACCCAGGTTGATAAGGCCTTTTATTTAATGGGAACATCAATATATTATTTATTGAACTCCTCAATACCTGGTTAGTGGTTTTCAATTGTGGTCTTACCTCACCAGGGCTATTCTCTGTAAATGTTATTGGGAAACAGAGTCCCACTATATTTCTCGTTGACATACCTATTTATGTTTAGGGTGAGTTACTGTTGGGTCATTATATTCGCTTTCAGAAAATTCTGATATAGTACCAGTGTATGGTACTGTTGGTGCTGATGGTGAACCAGTACCAGCTGTAGGATGGGTATGAGTTTTGTAGTCATTGATAAGGGAAATTAATTCCTGTTGTAACTTGTTCAACCTTTCAGTTAAAGCCTCAATAGCTACTGCATCTCCACCTCCGCCATTCAGAATTATATTACCCTCTCCATTCATCTCTATGGTAGAAGATGTACCATCTTTCTCCACTTCAATTTTAAGAGTGGGTTCATCAAGGTTTATGTTTAAAGAAGTACTGGTCTTTTTGTCTTCATCCTTGAACTCAAAATCAAGGTTCCCCTTTAACTCATCTAGTTTAAATGAATTACCTTTTGGAGTAGTTATTTCAATATAACTATTTTCTTCGCTAGTATTTGATTTGGGCTGTTCATTTATTAATAATTCATACCCCATTGGAGTACGAAATCTATAAACTCTCTTTTGGAATTTTATTATCTCTTTCCCCTCTTCATCTTTCTCTGGAACGTAAGGCCCAAAACTCCATACTGGCATGTGGAAATCCCCATTGATAAACTCAATCAAAACAGTATCGCCAACGTTCGGTACTATGAAAGACCCATAGTTCTCTCCCATCCATTGGCCCTTTGGTAAAGCTTGAGCTCTAAGAATTCCCTTACTAATGGTAGGTACTGAAACAGAAATACGACCTCTACCAGAAGGATCGTTATTTCTAAATACTACTCCGGAATAAGTACCATAATACTTACCGTACCTCTCTAACCCTGTATTTAATATCTCACTTAATATACTCATATTATTCGTCTATTCCAGCTTGTTTTACATATTCATTTTGGAACTCAGGTGAGTTGGGTGTCATATAATTATCCCCAGTCTCACTTACCCATACAGTATCATCTGTGGGTGTATCATTGGGACCCATAGGAGTTTGACTTGCATCTTTAGACCAGTTCCTAGGATTAGAAGGACCAATGAAAATTTGTCGGTTATTAACACCGAATAACTGTTGGTCAAAGAATCTTCTTCTAAGGTCTTCAGGTTTATATGATGTGTACTCTCTAACTTGGTTCAACATGGTTGCAGTTGTTTCTTCAGCCTGTCTACATAACTCCATTGTAGTCTTATATCCACCTGATTCTGTTATAGAATGTCTTACTGCTTTTACGTAATAATCCCCGCTATCTCCACCCAATCCAGTTAACCTTACTACCATACCATCCATGATAGAGGGTTCTCCCTCAATGGTACAAGTAGCGGTAACACCTGCCATTGCTGATGCTCCTAATCTGTTTGCAGCTTCCCATATAGCATCATTATTTTCTTGGGTTTGGATATAACGTATTACACCAGAGAATTTCCTCACCCTACCAGTTTTATCATCTATTGGGTCATAAACATAAAATTTCTCATGTTTCACTCTCACTATCTCAGAATTAGGTAACCGAGCATTTGAACCCGCATTACCATGACTTGCTCCATAGCTCATCTGCTCCAGAACCTTCATAAAGGAAGATTTAGCCTTGTCAGAATCAACTACTGATGTAGTTACTCCTGATTGATCTCCACCCGTGTAATAGTATGGGTCTCCACTCTCTCCCAAGTAATACTGGTATAACTTCTCTATTCCGGCATATTTATGTAATTCCTTGGCAGTTGCATAGGCTTCATTGAATTTATCGTAATCTTCTTTTGAAATCTCCAAGCCATCAAGAGTATATTTCAGGTTCTGTTTCAATAACAAACCTTGACGAGTATTTATAATCATACCTTCTTTGATAAGGTCTGGAGTATTTTTGGTCTTATCACCTCCGAATACATCATTGGTCAAACCATAGATAGAATCAGTTTGTACGTAAACAGAAGATTTATTTTGAATTACTTTTGGGTTGTTGTTTATAACTCTATCCCAAATCTCTTCCATAGTTTTCAGGGCAGTGTTATATTGTACTACCCTACTAATATTCCTTAACGTGGAATCCTGTGATGATACCTCCTCTTTATCTTTTGATAATTCATCACCATCATATTTAATGGTACAACTGAGGATTGTGTTGTCGTCATTGTAGAAGTTGAATTGCCTTTTAGCTGATCCAAATATTCCCCTATCATGAATCATAAAGAGGTTCCCTCTTCTTGTAACATACCAAGGACCCTCTGGCATATATGACAGTATCTTATTGATTGTTGCCATTACTTTCTTAGCAGTGACATCAATAATCCTTGGAGTAAGTAAGAACTCTTTCAACTCATCTGGTAAGTCTATATCTGAAGCCTTTGGTTTGAATCCTTGTTGAGCTCCCTCTAGTATAGAATTATCTCTAAATGGTCCTATATAAATCGGAGCATCATTACCCGTAATGGGAGAAGGTAGTAGATATTTGACTACGTTGTACGAGTTCCATGAAAAAGTAGGGGGAATATACCCATTACCGGCTTTCACTCTACTATACCTATACCCCACTTTGCCCCTACATGTAATTATTAATTCAAGGCTATCTCCCATTAACCCAATAATGAATTCTAGTGGAGATTGAGAAATTGTCTTACTCTCATTCTCCTCTTGAGAACCTTCTTCATCTGGTATCTCTACATCTATTGGGGAATCGTCATCCACTGAAAGTGAGTCGAGTGGAGATGATAAGGATGTCAATGATATAGTAGTAGATAATCCTTTCTCGGTATATTTTCTCTCTACATTCTTGATAACATAAGGAATAACATCTGACATAGTTCCATCAGTATACCCAAATGACATACTCACTAATCCTTCGTATACAAATCCCCACGAGTGCATCAGTTGAACATTCCTTGATTCAAAGGTAAGTTCTATATCATCTTTACCATCATCTTTCCATTTACAATCAAATTGGGTCAGACGAATATCTGACCCATCAGGGCATATCTCCATACCTGTTGGAGTGGTTAATATGACAGTCGGTATCCTAGTTCCCATAGTTCATAGTTTGTAGATCATCCTTATTTGGAAATACTAACTCTACTCCCACTGGCAATTCCAATGGGTTAATGAATTTATCCCTATTGTAGGCAGCAACTATAAACCAAAGGTTATGATTACCATAATACTTTAGAGATATATCTTTCAATGATTCACCATCTATTACTGTATGGTATATTGGGTCTACCATATCATATACTGGTAAGAAAGAGATTAAAGCATCTCTCTCATTAGTACTGGCATCCCTGTATACTCTGGCTACGTCATATAAGTGTGTGTTCAGGTTCATCTTTGTGTCGTGTTAATTACCTTGTATTGGATATCTTTCCAGGTAGGATTGAATTTAGATACCCTTTGTAAGGTAATAGTTTGTACAATATGTAAAGGAACTATCTTACTCTCCCCCGCAACTCCCGTGAATTGTCTGATAACATAAGGTGCTGATGTAATTACGTAATCCACATCCTCTACTCCAAGTACCCCAATCAAGTTAATTACTGGAGGTTGTTTCTTGTATCCATCAGCCTTGGAATAAGATTCTATCTTCTTGCATAGAGAGAATACCCCAGTGTAATCTCCTTTTGTGGAATACCAATCTATATCAAATGATAGTGTATCCTTGCCACCCAAATATTGTAGGGGTGGAGAGTTTCTTCCGAAAGCGTTTATGTTTACCCAAGTAGATTCTGGTTTGAAGTCCATACCAGTTGGAATGAATGGAAGTTCTATCTTATCGAAAGAATCTCCCTTATCCAAATTATAGAATGCAAGGATATACAATTTCCTACCTGTTACTGCAAGCTGTTTATTCTGCTCATCTAGTGCTGTTTTAATGGTTGAAGCAGCATCTATATAAAACGTCATACCAGTTTTATTATACCCCTCATGGGCTTGCTCACAATTCCCATTATTGATTAGAGAAATTACTTTACTCTTATCTGTAGTGAGACCAATCTCCAACGGGGTTTTAGTATTTATTCGTTGGTCTCGGTTTCTTATAGCCCTTGCTGATACTTCTGGAATACCACCTGCTTTGGGTCTTAACTCAGACCTCCGATATGGAAATCCAGTCTTTACATAGGCATATCCTAAATCTTTAGTAGAACTATCTAAATCTCCCACTAAGGTTTGAGTACCGAAAGAAAGACCTAGTTGACCTAAAACTCTCCCAGCTACTCCACCTGGCATTTGTACTGACTTTAATAGATAAGACCTAGCTACATCTATGGTCTTTACAGCCGTTGGTCTAAATTCAAATCCTAATTTTGCCATAGTATCACCTCCTATAATTCTTCGTTTATGGTTTTGTTAACCATCATTTGAACATCTGATCTGATAGCCCTTCTTATTGTATCAGCCCCAATGGTTAAGTTTAAGTTAATAACTGGGTTTTGGTTATCTTTACCTAAAGATGATACCTCATTAGGAGATACATCCGTACCCATCTTATTGGATATCTCATTCAAACCATACAGGTTTTTAACTGCACTTCCAGTCATAGCGGCTTTCATTGCTTCTGCCTCGTATGACCTCATGGTATCTTGGTTATTCCTTAACCATTGTTGAGCTACCCTTAAGTTGTTGTTATCTCTAACAACATCTTCTGCATTCTTAGCAGTTGCCTGTCTTAACAATTCAGTTTGTTTTTTATCCTCTGCATTCTTGTCAGAGAAGAAACTCCACAAAGACATACCTATCGAAGCTACTAGGGTTATAATCATACCTACTGGTCCAGTTAGAAAACCAAGTACTCTACCTAATATCCCACCTATCCTGGTTATCCAAGGTAATGCTTTACTAAACCATCCACCAATTTTACCTAACCAGGGTAGCCATGTTAATACTCTTGCCCATACTCCTGTTTTAGTTGCAGCCTTTGCAGCTTGTGCTGCCTTCTCTGCTTTGGTTGTACCTGGAGAAGAACCAAACCAAGATACTCCCCAACCTTTAGCTATCTCTTTCTCAGTAGCTGGTCTATAATACTCGGGTGTATATTGTCTTCTAAATGACCTTGCAGCATCACGAGTATCAAATACCTTGTTTCCCATTTGGGGGTTATAGATAACCCATTGCCCATTTATTTTCTGAGGTGCAGACCATGGGTTTTTACCTTTCATTGATTTTACATACCCAGACCATCCATCAGGTACTGTTTTCTTTCCCCTATTGTTTGTGAATACCATAGGTCCCATACCCATACCCCCTGCTCCCATTGCCATTGAACCAGCTACTCCTTGAGCTTGATAAGCTCTGGTTGTACCCATTACTGCAGCTGTTAACCCATTCTGAGCAGCTGTGGCTGAATATATAGTTTGGGTTAGGGCAGACATTATTGAATTCTGTTTTGTACCTCCAGCAATAGCCTCGCCTGAAGCTATGGCAGATTTAGCTTTCAATACATCAAAAGCCATACCGGCTAACCTAACTGCCATTCTGGCTAATCTCCACCCTGTAACAACTAAGAAGGTTGGTCCTACAATAGATTTTATTATAGGTATGTTCATCAGATGAACTAACCCTCTTAATAACCCATTTATACCAGATAAGAAAAATTTTAGGGGAGGAGTGATAGAATCAGTAAATACAATACCCAAGTGTTTCACAACAGTTATGAATTGAAGGATGTGACCATATAAGGATTCCATTCTCATATCCATAATCTCTTGTGACTTACCAGCGGAATTATTCAACTGGTCTATAAATCCTTTTAACTGGTCTCCATCCCTTACCAGTAAAGTAGCAGCTCTCTTACCCCTAACTCCAAATAGGTTGTCAAGGATATTCTGACCAGCAATTGTACCAGTTCCCACTTTCTGCATGGCAGTTTGTAACTTCTCAAAAATAACAGGTAGTGATAATAACCTACCCTGTCTATCCATAAAGTCCTCAGTTTGTAAACCAAGTTGTTGTAATGCTTTTACCTGTCTACCTGTTGCCTGAGGTCCTAAGGCTCTTGCAAAATACCTCATGGCATTTTCCATTGCAACACCAGCCATAGAACCTTGTATACCGGCATTAGATAACAACATCAATCCCGCTGTCAACTCTTGTAATGGTATGTTCAGTGAGTTGGCAGTTGAACCAGCATATTTAATACCTTGGGCTAAGTCTACCAAGTTGGTATTCGCTTTAACTGTAGCTACTGTCAATACATCCGCTACTGAGGTAGCATGTTCTACCCCCAACTGGAAAGTCTTCATCACGTTGGTCATAATATCCGCAGTACCCAACTTCCCTTGTAAAGCAGAATCAGTTGCACCAGCTAAGTTTACAGCTGCAGGTATAGACCCCATAATCTCAGCATACTTCATACCAGCCATACCCATATACTTCATAGCATCTGCTACCTGATCTGAGTGGAATATGGTATTTTGACCTAAATCCATGGCCAACCTATCCATCTTCTGTAACTCGGCGTTAGTTGATTCAGTAACAGCTTGCACTGATACAAGGGTATATTTATATCTTGCTCCAGCCTCTATCACCCTACTTAGACCATACCAAGCAGAGCCCATAGCTACAGAAGTAAATCCCAACCCTCTATAGAATTGAGATTGAGCTGATGTTAAAGCAGCTAAGTTTTGTTTTAGGTATTGAGACTGTTGGTTAATACGTGAAGCGGGGCCTGAAAATTGGTCCCGCAACGCAACCGCAAGTCCTACTCCTAGGAGTGTTCCATTTGCAGCCATAATCTATTTCTTCTTAAATTGTTTTTCGATCTCCTTATTCTTAGCTTCCATTTCGTCAATGGCCTTATTCAATTTCTTTATCAAGCTTACCCTACGTTTTGAAGGCATCTTTAAAAAATCTTCAAAGGATCCTACATTAACATGGTTGACAGATAGGAATAGAAAGTCATTCTCTATGTCAACCGTGGAGATAAAAAATCCTCAATCTGAAGAAGAGGAATGTCCAGCTCTTCATCTGGTTTATAAGGATTAATTATGTGTGATGTCATTGATTGATTCCCATCGTCGAAATCAGCCATTACTTTTCTCAAGAAAGCCATATCTTTAGGGGAGAAATTCTTGAATGAATTTACGTTAACCCAAGTCTCTTTCTCACCATCGCTAATGAACTTCTGAGCTAACTCTCTACCTTTTAAGATTGAGTTTGAGTTGATGTCATCCCCAAGCTGAATAAGGTAGTGTTCTAAACGACCATCTGGGAATCTCATTCTGAACTCCTTACCTTGCATCTGGAAATAGATGTAGTGGTAGTCATGGAAATCCCCAGTTGCTGGGAATGGTTTGAATAGGTTTGGGCTATACCCTTCTTCTTCTGTTGTGGGGAAAGGTTTTGAATAATCAAAAAGGTAAGTATTCAAATCCTCAAAGTAGGGAATTTGTTCTCCATCCTTTTCCCACTGATATTCAAATTTTAGCTCTTCCCCAAGTGAAAATACTCGAGATTGTAATAGAGCATAATATTTATCCGAAATCCTCATGTCAATGATGTCCTGAAGTTTCGGTTTTCCCTTATCAAACAAATCAGTAATGATGTTGCAAAGGAATGCGTTGATATGGTTACCCTCTTTGGTTAACCGAACACTGGAAAGGAGTTCTTCATCCTCACCATTTTGCATTCGGATAGTGCAAGGTAAACCACTTGGTAATAAAAATCTTAATGTGTTTTCCATATCTCTTTAAATTTATATTGGGTAATAGTATTTAAACAAGTAAACCCAGACCTAAGCCTGGGTTAATACTTGATGTATTAAATGATACCACCCGTTCCAGAGGGGCTTGGGTAGTAGTCTACTGCAAACTCAATGGTTTCGATCACGTTATCAGAACTCATACGATCAAGTTCCAATCCATTGATCTTACATGGCCATATACCATCTACTATATGTTTCTCAGTAGTGATACCAAGCTCATCCACCAATTCAATAGTGGCACTGTCCTTTGCAGTATCTATAGGTAACCCAACTCCGAGCATAGCGTTTTGGATTGAATGAATCCAAATTCTCAATGCGTTATCATTCGCGTTATTAGGTTTCAACTTCTCGCAAACAAGGTTTGAGAAGTGAACCATACCAGGTGTCTTCACCGGAGAGTTAATCTCACCATGCTCAACTACATCAAGCTCGATATCTGGAAGAGTCACTCTCTGGAACTCAAATTCATTTCCTTTTAAGGAAGCGAAAGAAATCCTCCATTGGAACTTCTTTCTAGGGTTTGAAAAATTTGCCATATTGTTTTATGCTATTTCGATTCCTACTTCACCATCGCCTTGTACAAGCATGATGTTCAATGTTACTTCAATCATTGGTACAATCAACCAAAGTTTCAGATAAGCTTTGTACTTACCAATTTGTACATCGTTCTTTTGGTTAACTACCAGAGTATCCAGAGAACTTGCATCTTGGTCTCCTAAGTACTCATATTTCCAAAGAGCTCTGGAAGAAGTTCTTGCCAGGTTATCAAGGAACGGTCTGATTTGATTCCACATGTTCTTGAATGTCACGGTATCACAGGGTTCTTTCAGGTAAGAACGGTATACCGGTAACATGATATTCTTGATGTAGAATACCAGGAACATAGTTGATACAAATGATAAGGCTGAGTTTGTCTTCTGAGAAGTGTAAGAAGATGTCCACTCGATTGCACCATCACGGTAAACCATTGCATTGATACCATGGTTTGCAAGAGTATTCAATTCTGAGATTCTCGCCGGAGTACCAAAGTTTTGTACTACTCCCAAAGCGTTCAATACCGTAGCACTCTGTTTTGATGCTGGGTCAAACCAAGCTCCTCGATTGTTGTGAGTCCATACTGTCAAACCGATTGTGTCAGCTATCTCATCCAACTCAATCTCAGTATCCGTTGCAGTGTCATAGTGACGAATACCTCCGGTAGAGATTTGAGCGTACTCAGTATCTCCAATTGCTTCATCTTTCTCAGTACAAGCATCTTCAGCTTTACCAGGTACTGCCAACACAGAACCATAGTATACCATATCCTGTCTCAACGTTGCATAAGCAACACCAGCGGTATGGATAGCGTCTATTCTTGCACCAGGTACTGCAACAATCATTGAGTCTGATACAGTATCAAAAGCATGGAATCCATTGTCTGTACCATCTCCAATGAAGTCAGCGTCAACCACTGCTGCACCATCTGAACCACCAGTAAATGCAGTGGTTGCTGGTACTATGGTTGCTTCAGCAGGTACTGTGGGTTCTGTTTCAGCTTTTGTGAATGTAGCGATTGAAGATAATTTATTCAAGTTATTCAAGAAGGTTTGTTTTGCCCATTCAACGTTCGGATCAGGAAGAGGTACTGCAGAATAACTCTCACTTAGGTCTGGGTTGTTAGGCCAAACAAGCTTCAAATCGAAAGCTTTCGGATTACCATTAGTTGAAGCAGATACCACTACCTGAATCCCATTGTAATCTGCTCCGGCATATTTAGGTTGTACCTTGAAAATCTCTGTCGGTGTTGCTGAACCCTCTTTTGGAGTGATGTTCATCTTCACTGAAATAGCAGTGGCTTTCTTAGCCTCTACCTCTTCTGCAGTATCACTCTGTCCGGCTCTATGAGTTATACGATTGATTCTCAACCGAGCTCCATAAGCCAACATTCTCTGTACGTAGATATGGAACTTATCCAATCCTTTCGCATCTGCAGCGAACATGCTTTTTGGAGCGGCACCACCATAGAGAGCCTCAAATTGATTCATTGTGGAAATTAAGATTGAGGGATCATTGATAGGCCCTCTTCTCGTAACTCCACTTACACAAACTATCCCAGTGGCTGGTGTCGATGCCTGTTGGGTAAAGTCCTGTACGTTTACATTAACTACTGGAGTATTCATCTTTAACTTTTTAAGGGTTTATGATATTTAATTTTAGTATTGTCATTTACTTCACTTGGAAGTATAGATTTGATTCGTTTATTTGTACCAGGTCCATGAAAAGATTAACTTCCAATAGGGGGGATATCTTATCAGGATAGGTCTTAACTATAACCACATCCCAAGCATCTGGTATGTTATACCGGTATACATCCTCTTGACAGTTATTCTCTGGACTGGGGTACATATTGGAGGTTAATAATTCACAAAAGAAAGTTGGTAACTCTTCCGGTAACTCTATACCATCATATACCATTTTTGTTATCTTGTGGAATCCCCTCCTTGGTATAGCTTTAGCCAATATGGCATTCAGTATCCTACCTTGATCTATACTGTTATATACAAGGTGAATGTTCATTACATAATTAACCGGTTGTGGTGGTAGTTCATGTCTTCTGAAGTTACCATCAGTATCCAACGTATATTGGGTTCTTCCCCATTGACCAAATTCACCAGGAATACATTGTACTGTTCTTACTACCATCCTAGCAAATTTCTTCTCTCCCATTTCAACTGGGCTAAGGTTACTCAACACATCTATACAAAAACCTTTATCACTAACCACCCTCTCTTGAGCTTTGACATAATCTGCATACCCCTGTTTGGTTCTGGGGAATTTTGTGATATCAGGCATATAGCCATAATTCACTGCTTCTAGTCTTAAGTTCTCAACTAAAGTTCTCTCTATTAATGTTTGAGTAATTGATAAACTAGTTTCAACCATTGGGATTATAATTTTTTAAATGCTCGAACTCTCTGAGCAATAGACCTGTTTAAATATTGGGCTAACCCTCTATTACCACCGAGTTTCTCGTATGTTCTACTAAAGAATGGTCTGGCTGGAGTTCTCCCAGTTCCACCCTCTAAAAACCTTGCATATTCATCTACTGTTACCTGGTTAGCATACACTTCAGAGATCATGGCATTAGGAGGAATTATATCACGGGGGGTATTCTTTAAGATACCAACCTGTACCAACCCATATCTACCACCTTGAATCTTTCTTATAGACCCTAGTAAGTTACCCATCATATAACCAGCATGATCTGCTCTTTGATCACTTACATAGGTTTTTTTCTTGGCAGCGTATAGGGGAGAGTTTTCATCTATACGTATCTCAGCTCCACCAGTCCTAATATACTTCTTAAGTTGGTGGTAATACTTATCTGCAAATGAAGATTGTCCCTCTCTGACAGCGTTGGCAATTTCTGGACCCATGTTCATAAAACGATCAAGGGTATTGAGATCTCCCAATACCCTAATCTCTAAACTCCCAAAGCCTAGATTCCTATTCGATATTTTCCTATAATTAGGATCTTCACGTGCCATTATATCTCAGTGTTTTCTTTCTCGGCTCTTTTTAATATTAACCGATAAAGAAGTGGGTTATCACCTGCTTGGGCAACTGGTTTATCTCCAGAAGGCCTGTACTTAATACCATCAAGGTAAAAATAATCCCTAACAGAATCCATATCCATTGCAAGATCTTCTTCTGTTTCTCCACGAGTGTACCCCAACTCTTTAAGGTATTTGAGGTTGATGTAAACTACCACGTGTTCTTCATCAAAAGTACCGGTAGTAGTCTCAGTATTTAGAGGCCAATTCTTTATGGTATCATACATCACGAGAACTTTTATCTCTCGTTGTTCCCATTTAGAATTGTCATCTGTATTCTCACCGAACTGATTCATTGAGAAAAGGTAGTGATACCAAGTCAACTTATTCCTGAAAGCATCATGTCGGAATTTGTTGATAATGTTCTTATACCTATTCCAATTCTTAATACCTACGTAAGCCATGGAACCTCCTCCTGTTTCCAGTGAATTTTTGTACTCTTGGGCCAGATACCTTGAACCTGTTGTTGTATAGGCTTCTGTCATCATCACAATAGGGTACCTTAATACCTATCCTACTTGCCATAGAACAGATTCCCTTAAACAACATATCCATCACAGAACCATTTTGCCCATTTGAAGACAATAAATCTTTCAATGCTGTAGAGGTAGAATAGAACTCTACCTTAGTTGGGCCAGTCTCAATACTTTTAATATTTCCCCCATCAGGTTCTGAATCTGGGTCTACCTCTGTTTCTTTGTTTGTATTACTGCTTCCTCCTATGAAAGCTATGAATGATCCCATAGCAGCCATCTGGAAAGCATCATATACTACTAACTTCGCGATTAATGAGTTACACATATCCTCGAAGTTTTCGCAACGTAACTCCTCTGGAATTGATTTGAAGCCTGGCTCCATAAACAATTCCCAGTATTTCTTTTTACCTTGTACCCACTTAGAATCAAGGGCTAGGTTACCAGGAACCTCAAGGTCTATGTATTCATTAATTGTCATAAATCTACTTCAATCCAAACTTGTTCTTTTCTTTCGATAGCCTCATTGATTCTCTTGTTCAACTCATCTGAGTATTTCCTTGAGTTAACCAACTGGCCTTTCTTCTTATTCTCTCCCACCAATATACACCCCAAAGTATCCTTGATAGTATTACCTGGATGTATCATGATACCTGTAAATTGCGGTACATTCTCCAAGTAAGGCATTACCCTTTTAAACTTAGAAGACATGGACATCACCACTTTATACTTACCAGCTGGGATAGCTGTTTCTCCATAGACCTTCTTTTCACTTTTCAGGTCTCTCACCTTATCCTCTAACGTATCAGAGAATTTCTCACCATCTACCATCAGAACTCCGATAGTATAGGTATCTTTTTTGTATAGCCTTTTAACTTCTAGCAACATTTTTGTATATATTATCTATGAACTCTGATCTTAATTGCTTGTAGAATATCTCTACGTTATTTTTAGCAACACGAGTACTATACCCATCTTCGCAATATATTTGTTTCAACATTACTTCTTTCAATCTCTCTTTCCAATTCTCTGAGATAAAGAAGCTTAATGGAGAGCCTTTGAATTTAAAACTCAAGGCTCTCTCCCTATCATAAGCGACTATATTTGATGACAAAAGCTCAACTTTTTTCTCGACAGCTTCTCTGTTACCTATGTGATTATCCCTGATAATTTGCTCCAAGTAATTCACAACCCTTAATTGGCTTTTAGCAAAGAACATGTCAGATAGGTCATCCACTTGCCTAGAAGAGATTTCATCTGATACTCCCTCTACTAAAGTTCTCAGTAACTGGGTGTGGCCTTGTAAAAGGTTTCCTTGGTCAATTAGAGTATTTCTCAACTCAGTTAGCTGGTCAAGATACTCCCTATTGAAAGCATCTGATTTTCTATTGTCCCTTATCATGTTAATGAACATCACTATAAATCCCATAAATAGGATTGCCATGGCAACTACCATGGCTGATCGTTCATCAATTAACTTTGACATATTACCAACAGCATCTACTGTCTGTTGTAATCCTTCTTGTGGTGACAGTTGTAAAATCATTTTAGTTTGGTTATTAAAAAGATTGGGAGGAGTAGAAAAACCAGGCTAAAACTCCTCCCAAGTGGTGTGTGAAAGAACTCAATTATAATTTTTAAAGTCTCGTATCGTTAACTGATCTGATTAAATCCTTGTTTTGATCTAGTTTTATTCTTTTGTAAAGATAGGGAAATAATCAATTATCTCAAAAGATTATTTCCCTATGATATTAATGAGAGTCGCTGGTTATGGAACAACTTCCATCGTTAGCTTATATAATGTACCATCAGACTTAGTAAAATAAACCCCACTATCATCTATGGTTAAGTTTACCGTGGCTGTCATATCATTATCAATGTAAGTATGAATCTCATTTGTATATACAGCTCCGATATGACATGACGCGTAAGCATGCTCAGCAGAACCAAATCCTCCAGTTCCTCCTTGGAGTATGTTGTTAGAGCTGTCATCAGGCATCGTTGCTGGTAAAACTAACCTATCAATTTTACTTGCACTATCTCCCTTATATAGAACAGCATCACCTTCAGTATTTGTATTATAAGTAATGGGTTTTGCTAAATTCTGTTTATTCCAGAACTCATACTTAGTACTACCAGTAGTTGTATAAAGAGAACCAGAATTATCAAAGGTAAAAAACGCTGAAGGTGTTTGCACAAAGGCATATGATTGTTTTATTCTATCTTCTGTTCTAATTGCACCAAAACCATATTCATTATAAGAACCACCACACGCGAGTCTAACAGAATATTTAGCACTGGCAGGAATTTCCGTGTTCCCAGAATCATATTGATTAGTAACCAAACCTGTTCCAGAAAAAATGTTTACGCCAGTCCAGGTATTGTCCCCATCAAGAGAAACACTGCTTCCACCACCACTCACATCATTTAAGGTTGCTAATCTAACCTTTGAAGATGAACCAGTGGTTACATAAAGACCGTCAGTATCAAAATCAAGCTGGGTGTTCTTGGCAAGATCCTTCAAGTAAAGGTTAGATGTTGTACAGTAAATCTTGGCTCTTTCTGTTACCCTACTAATTGTGTTCACAGGATAATAACTTATGGTCAAACCACCTTCAAAGGGATCTATAGTGCCGCCACCTCCACCTACACCTCCTCCAGAAGAAGAAGCAAATGGATAAGCAATTCTTATATTACCACTATTAAATCCAGCGTAATTGGACCTAGATCCATACTCCAACTTACCATCATCATTTGTAGATAAAACTGTGTTGTTAAGTCCTCTAAAATAGATACTGTTGGTGTTGATTTCAGATATAGCTGCTGAAGCGTAAGCATTGGTTCCAATACCGATATATCCATCACCCCCAGCACTTATGGACTTGACAGTGGCAGAAGTTAAATATTTTGTAGTGAGAGTATCTATCTCTTTCCAACCTGCTGTCTTGGAATAAAAACTTAAAGCATAACCTGTTCCTGTAGAGTTAATGGCGTATTTAACAGGATATTTTAAACTATTATTATCCCAAACATCATAACTGTTAGTACCATCAGAAGTTTTCAATCCACCTTGGAAAGTGTTTAACCCAGTCCAAACATTATCATCACTTAATTGAACTCCTCCACCTGCACCTCCATCCACCCAAATAGGTGCTTTACCAGCTCCTTGTGATTGAAGAACCTGGCCAGAAGTACCAGCTGTTGTCGGTGCGAATAAAGTTACAGTGGTAGTTCCAGTTCCTATAAACGGATAATTAGTTCCGTTTAAATTCAAATTCCTAGCGTAAACACTAGTTACACTGCCAGCAGTACCGTTAACATAATTAAGAGGTTTTGAAACATTACTTGCATCCCAAATTTTGTAACTAGTACCACCTTTCCAATGTGATATATCTGATGCTCCAGTGTATAATAGTAAATTATAAGAACCGTTACCTACTAAAATAGTATCGGAAGAAGTGAGTCCAAGTATTTGTATGGGGGATCCAGTGGATAAAATTCCTTTTATATAGTTATTGTTACTTAACACTAAATCCCCAGTAAGTGTGCCTCCTGCCAAAGGTAAATAAGATGCTAGATCACTAGTTTGAACAGGGTTGGGGAGGTTATAGGAGTCGTAGATTTTATACTGGGCATGATTTCTATTATGGAAAATATCAAAATCACCCGTGTTTATGATAATTTTGTTTAAGGTGTTGCCTATCGCTAAAATGTTGGAAGGGGTTATGGACGCAATTGAGCGAGTGGCCCCATCAGCTTCTTTTCCCGATATAGCAACTCCATTACCCAACACAATACCCCCACTCATATTACCCCCACTCAAAGGCAAGTAATCACTCAAATCACTCTTACTAGCTGGAGATGGAAGGTTAGATTCATCCCACATTTTATAGTCAGTGTAAGTTGAAGCGACTGTGTATTTTCTGTGGGTTATGTCTGTGTTGTTGGAAACTAAATAATTCGGAATACTGTTGGAACCAAATCTAATCTCATTAACATCATCAACTTTAATTAAGTTAAAGCCAGATGATGTTCTTAAACTCCAGGTATTTGGAACTGTTAATTTATTAGCTTGAAATTTATACTGGGCACTCCTCCAGTCTGCTTCTCTTACTGATAAATATAAATAATCAGAATCTAAAGATTCTGTTGCTCCATCTGCTTTTATACCGAAAGCTCCTCTTTTTACAGCTGTGGAAGAAGATGCTTCTCTTGAATAATACACTAATTCTTTATTCCAACCTCCTGTAACAATGCCATCCACAATAAGACTTGCATTTGCGTTTACTCTAAATAAACTACCTGTTCCAACTTGAAATTTATTTAAAGCGAATGTATTACTCCCACTAAAAGTATTATTGCCAGCAAGTAAAGCGTATTTAGATAGGTCGGTTGTACTTGCTGGAGAAGGAAGGTTTGAAGCATCCCAAATCTTGTAACTTGTAGTCCCTTTTAAGTGTTGTATATCTACTCCACTTTTAGTTACTATAGTTGTATCCTTTCCATCTGAACCAAACATGTTGAGTGCATCATTAGTTTGTATTACATGATAAATTCCTTGAGATAAAATCCAGTTAGCAGCTACATAAGTTATACCTGTTAAAGTATGGTCAAGTCCACCGGTTAATGGTAAATACTTAGTCCTGATATCTGTTAAATCATTCAGGATGTTATCAATGATATCCGGGTTGTTCTTTAACGCTTCTGCTAACTCCTCCAAAGTATCCAATACATCTGGAGCATCACCAATAAGGTCTTGGATTTTCTGAAGTACGAAATCTTCTGTGGCTTTGGCATCCCATGTATCTTTATCCTGTTTAGTTACGTGAACGTTTGCGTTTGCTATATGAGTAAGTATAGGTTGAATCCTACTCAATTCTGATTGAGTGATTACATCCAGAGAAGTGTCATCTATGGGGTCTACAGAGATACATACCTTATCAACTTTGTTTGTTGACCAATCAGCGGGTTTAGTTACAACAGCTTCTCCCTCCCCATCAGGTAATTCTACATCTGACATCTTAGATGTGGGAGTGAATACCATCTCTATGGTTAAGAAATTATTAGTAGAGGAATCCAAAGAAGTTGTATCTAATTCCACGTATCCACTATACATCCCAGCTAAATCTACAGTAAGTAGTGAAACTTCTCCCAATATTGTACCAGATTTACCATTCTTAATTGTGATTTTTAAAGAAGCCTGTTCATTCACTAGTGTATCAAAATCCATAGAACAATATAACTTGTTAGTTAATTTTATTCTATCCACTAGTGAACCAGTTAGGATTACCGTACCAACTACAGAGTTAGTTGTCCCAACCATCTCACTGTTCTGTTTTAAAATGATTGAGTTATTATCCCCCCCACAACAATTGGTCAGTCCAACTGAATAATCCCAGAATGGAGTTATGGGTCTACTACCAGTTCCGGTACTACCACTATTATATATAGCCTTGATTGGGTTACTCATATCAAGGATAGAGTAATTTACTCCAATTCGAGCAAGGTCTAGGATTTGTTGTATTTGTTCATATATTAATACCTCTCCATTGGATGTAGCAGAGGCTCCAGATTTCAATTTACTCTCTGACGTGTACTTGGGAATGATACCAGCTGCTGGAGTGGCAGATGCTCTACTCACGTCATAGAAATGTTCTTTAGGGTATAAACCTGTAACTGTATCAGAGGCTAATGGTATCTCAAATCCAGTACCAGCAGTATTGGTTATGGTTGCCTTCTTATTGGGCTCACTATATGAATAAGCCAAGTTAACCCACCACATCGTTTTTCCGATAATTTTCCATTGAGAACCATCTTTCATCACCACATCACATGAGGTGAAGTTTTGTCCTGTCACAGCATCTGTGATGGTTGTAGTGGGAGTTGCTAATTTACTCACGTAAAATACTGCCCCGTCTTTCTGGCTGTTTATGTCTGGTATTCCGGCAGAGTTACCAGCTTCTCCAACAAAGTGTAATACTTTACCAATGTCTCCGATAGTGGAATCTACTAGGTCAAGTACTGCCTTTTGGATTGTAGCCCTATAATACTTACCATCTGCTCCCATGACAAGTATCTCATCATTAGCTACCACGCTATTTTTCGAGCCTTGTCTACCTATTATGGTATCGATGTAAGCTTTTACTATCTTGTTAGAGATTGCCTTTGTAGAGGTATCTGACATGGTTTGGTCCACAATCTCGGGATGAGCGTTGGGATCCTTCATGTGGTTAATTAACTCTTGTCTAATCTCCCCTCCTGAAGTTTCAAGGTCATTGATTTGGTTTTGTAAATCAACATCTTTAGCATCTAACCTAGCTATCTCACTATCATGTTTTGATTCTAGGTTATCTAAAGCCTCTTGAGTGGCAGTAGATATGGGTTTATTTAAGTCTGAAGTGTTGTCTACATTTCCAAGGCCAACATCAGCCTTGTTTAACCAAATATCTTTATCTAAAGCATACCCATTCACTTTTCTTGTGATAGGAACATACTTCAGTAACTCTTTATATACTTGATCACCCGTAACAAATCCTTGTGAATCCTGAACTACAGAACCACTGAAATACTCTTTGATTTGGTTAGGTGTTAATATCTCTGGTTCAGGTAGTTTACCTTGAACCATCAACATCTCTTCTCCTGTTAGTGGCATCCCAATATTAGGGAAACTATCAGGAAATATTACATAATCTCTTCCGCCAATGGGTTCAGTAGCTCGGCTACTTCTTAAGAAATAAGGAACGAACGGCTCATCAGAAGAAGGTTCTATTGGGTATTTTGAATTATTCTTAAAATTACTCATGGCTTTAAGACTTAAAACGAAAAACCGAGTTAACTGACAAGAGCAACTCGGTTTCTTACGCATGTAATTGGAAATAAAATATTACCTCTATTCCTCTTTAGGGTTTTCTTCGGAATTTTTTTCGAGCTGATAAGCATAATCTAATTTTTCTTCGAAACTCATAGCCTTGTAAGCTTTCTGCTCTTTCTTCTCAAGGTCATAGGTTTCCAGGATATACCTATCCAATTCGGTTTCGTCTTTTGCAAAGACATCTTCTTTACCAGTGGAGAGTAACTCGATACGTAGTTGAGAAATTGCTTTCTCTTTCTCGAGGGCAGAAACTCTTTCCAAAGCTTCAGTAAGAAGTTGTGATTTCTCCGAGTTCTCATTTCTCAGTGACTCCACCTCTGCAAGAATCTCAGATACATCTTCTTTCTCTACGGTTACTCCTTGTGGTTTCTCTTGGCCCATCTTTTTCATGTAAGCCTCTACCTCTTCTGGAGTTGCTATACGGATATGGCCATTACCAAGTGCTGTCATGAATGTACCATCCATCATAGCTTTATCCGGAAATTCTTTTATTTCACCGGGAAGGAGCTTGAATCTTAAGGTTGAAGAATAAAAGCTTGCGGCCTTGGCTCCTAATCTAGCGTATTGTTTTGCCATAATTATAATAATCTTGTTTATACTCTAAATATTTACTAGAAATAAGAATAGGGAGAGAATTTTCCCTCCCTAAAACTCATTTTAGTTTTTCAACTCAACGATTTGTTTTGAGTTGATATCGAAAGCAGCCGGGAATCCGTTATTAGTAAAGTCTTTGGTCTTATCCAAGATAATAACTGAATCTCTCCAAAGCTTAGCAAACCCAACTTGCAATGAAGCATAGAAAGCCTCGGTTTGGTTGGAAACTATTCTCTCTGACTCAACCTTCAACGGGAACCCGTTCAATTTCAACAAACCTGCTGACTTATCAAGCATAAGGATTTGATCTTCATCAACTCCACCATGGATGAAGAAATCGAGGTTTTGAGGAATTGGAGTTTTGATGTTCAGGTTAGCCCGAGTTGTACCTGATTCACGTTGACTGAATTCCGGAAGATCTAAGACATCAATTGCCATCTCCTCACCACCAATCAATGTAGAGGGGGTACGTCCAAGACGAGACATACGAACCAAGATTTTCAAAAGGTCACGATATGCAACGGTACCCCCTGTCTTAACTCCGATAACCGGAGCAGCTTCTGAACCGTCTTTCTGTTCTCCATTGATTGCACACTCAATTGCTAATCCATCAACCACGTGACCAAGCAATACCCCGAAATCTTCCAAGAAAATAGAAACAAGGTTCAGAGATGAATACATCTTGATTTCATCGGTAAGAGAAATACCACGTCCAATCTTGAACATAGTGTATTCTTTCTGACCGAAAGAAACAGCTCCCAACGGAATTGTCTCAGCTTCATTTACTTTACGAGGAGCAGCATCTGACATATTGATGTACGGTACTTTCATTACAGGGCCAGACATTTGCTCTTCTCCACGAATGATGTTCGGATAAATAGGTGCTCCCCGATATCCTTTTCTCAATGCTGCACGGAAGATTTCCGGAACGATCCAACGGATTTGGTCAACCTCTGCCTGATTCAAAATCATGGCAACGGTATCCTGATTCGGGTTGATTCCCATCTTGTACAAGTAGGAATCAAACTCCATATTGTATTTCAGTTTGATGTAATCCTCAACCAACACATCGTTGGGTCTTTGAGCATCAAAACGCAAGGCATTCAACTCATCGAATACCGTCTTAACTTCTTGGCGGAGTTTGGTTCTCTCAGCCTTTTGTTCTGCTGTTAATTCAATAGCCATTTTATTTGGTATTATAAAGTTTTACATTTGATTACGCTACCGTAATAGGAGCGTCCAACACTAATACTCTAACCTCTGCTTGGTTAGCTTCTGCTTTCTCCATTGCAATAGCAACGGCAGCTCCGGCTTCAGCCTTGTTAATACCCATGTGATTGTATGCAAGGATGTCTGATCCGTCTTTTGCAGTGTTAGCTTTCACCAAAGATACCAACACACCATCACCAGCATTCAAAGCTTCTCCGGCGATAGCATAAATCATCACGTGTGAAATCAGGATTGATACTGTAGTAAGTGCGTTAGCAACTGCACCATCCAAAAGATTGATTCCCAAGAATACTCCACCAGTAGGAGCATAGGCTTTGATTGTACCTTCTGGGGTTAACATTACGGGTTGTCCCGGAAGAATCGGGTCTGTTTGAGCTGCATCTATGATGAATTGGTTAGCCAATTTATCCTGTTCTCTTTTGTAAATCGCGGTAAACGAAAGTCCACCAAATTGGTCTCCGTACATAATTGTCTATTTTTATTTGTTATTAATTTTCTGCAATTAAACTAATTTAAGGTCTGGAAGTTTATTTTGCTTCACCTTTGAAATCTCTCCGGTAAATCAATTCTTCCTTGATACTCTCGAAAGAACGAGTTTCTTTGTCATTCTTATTATCGTTGTCATTTGAGTTGGATTTGAAAGAAGAACGAGAAATATCATGGCCTCCACAATTCTGACAAGTCAATGGAGCATCTTTCTCCAACTGAGCCCGATATTGGTTGAGCATTGATTTTGCTTCTTTGGCATCGGCTTTGTTGATAAGAGCAACAATAGCTTCATCCCCAGTTTTACCCTCTTCCAATGCCATCTTGTAAAGGTTGATAGCCTCTTCTCTCAATTCTTTCAGATGATCTTCACCAATCTGAATAAACTCTGCTTTCTCTTTCAGAGCTCTCAACTCGGTTAATTCCGTAGTCATTGCGTTAAATGACTCTTGAATCTTATCCCAACCGGTAACATCACCTAACTTCAATGAAGCAGGGTCTACCAGTTTACCCATGTTCGCCTTGAAAGCCTCCAAGGTAGTTTTAAAGTTCTCAGTGGTCATTCCTGATAAACCCAAAGCCTGAGAAGCTAAATTAATGATTTCTTCTGGGGTCATAACTTTTTGATTATTTTGGTTATTGTTAATTCTGAATAGTCCATTGAAAGAGTTTGTCTCTTCATTTAGAACAGACTTAAGGTTCCTCCAATCTACATTGTAAGCAAAATTGGTCTGGTCTACTTTTACTGACTGTTTATCGGCAAAGTTCGGTAACACTATCTTACCATTCTCATCAAGCTTCTTTGCAAAAGGGTCTGCTCCGTGAGGGACTAAAGATAACTCCATGTAATAAACTATCTCAGTAGCTATCTTACGAACAAGTTGTCCTTTCTCATCATATGTACCCATTTTCTCATAAAATTCCCATTTTTTCTCAAATGAGTGAGAGGGTTTCCACCGGTAAACAACAGTACATGATACTGAGTGAATTGATGGAGGAGTCATATTCAAACCCCTTGCAATATTGGGATGAGATTTGGCATCAATCTTTAAACGAGCGTTAATTCCAGCCGGAATAGTTTTGTCACCCACTTTATAAGACTCTTGCCAAACATTATCTACTACTGCTCCCAGCTCATTACCCACTTGCATATCATGGTTAGGGTATATGGATTGTCCAACCATAAGTCCCATAGATTTCTTAAGGACATCAACTGGAAACTCAATCAACCCCCTATCAGATATAACAACTGTGTTAGATAACATCCGGAATAATGGTTGAATGAACTCACTATCTTTTGCAGTGAAATCTTCTTCCTTTGCTTCAGGGTAATAAGTGTTAAACGCAGGTGAGTCATTCCAGAATCCAAAGCTTGATTGATCTTTCATGTTTTTACCCAGCTCCTCTTTTAAGGGAAGTTGGGTCGGTATATTAGATGCAATCAGAGATCGAATCCCACAAAGTGTAACCTGCTCTTCATAAATATCTCTCATGTTATTTCATTTTTGGTTGTGGTTTATTTTTTTCACGAGTTCTCTTATCTGACTCGTCTTTCTCTTTCTCTCTAGTTTGTTGAGCTCCATTCTCTTCAATGGGTGCTCTCGGTTCTTTCTCAGCTGGAGCATCATATCCTAACTCATCAGCAGCTTGCTCTTGAGATATAATACCCATCTGATACTTATTAGATGTATTCCTGATCTTGTACTCGTTGGCTTGTTCTGTTTTCAGGATATCAGTGATTGTTGAAGGATTAAACTCTACCTTCAGAGTTTTAAAATTAAACCCAGCTAACAATAACTCATACCTATAACCTATCTCCAAGTCTGCAGCCACTATACTTTGTACCGCTCTAAGTTGAGATAACATCTTGGTAAAGATGATACTTAACCCAGTTTCAGTTCCACCGGTAGTGTTTAACCCCATGAATGTTCCAGGATACTTCAATGAGTTCGCTACTTTTCTTTGAGCCTCTGAGTATAACTCAGATACTCCATTCATATCTTTAGTAGCGGTATGGAAATTAAACTCATGATCATCCTGAAAGCCTGTTACTACCCCATTAGATACTCCCTTCATAATCTCCCTTTGGGTTTTCAGTAGGAAACCATCTAACTTGGATATGTAAGCGTTATCACTCTCACCGTCTTCTTGTGTTGGTTTAGCAACCTTAACTTCAAGAAATCCCACTAATCCCATAAGAGTTAACAGGTTATCAACGTTTTGGTCCATACGGTATAACTTGGCTATTGTTCTCAAAGCCGGTAACCAAGGTGGAATACCATAAGGAACTTCTGAATATCCGTTGATGGCAAAGTACTTATAGGTCTTTGGGTTTAACTTCATGTAAAAATCTTTTACATTACTTCCAATGGGTGTATCACCCTTAGTACCCACTATGTATTGATATGGGAAATATCTTTGCTTCCTTTTGTCATACACCCAACGAATATTCTCGGGTTCAACCATGAAGCAGGATTTAATTCCTTTTAAATCATTGTCTATAACCCATTCATTGGATATACAACCTGTAAGGTAAGCTTGAGTTATAAGCTTACTAACAAAGTTGTCAGTGTTGGCTATACCATCAACCCATGTTTTACATTTCTCGTTTAGATGATCTCTCATCTTCTTTACCTGGTCAGCTGGAACCTGTGGGTCAAATTTTATCTTGTGCCCAGTATTGGTCAGTAAAACCAAATCGTTCAGGGCTAAAGATAAATTGTCATCAAGCATAGCTAACTTTCTGATCTGCGGAAGTACCTTCAAGATAAGTTCTGGTACAATGAGCTTCTTGTTTGGAGATAGCTCATTGACAACAAAATCCCCACCAATATCCAAATAACTATCCCTACCTGCTGATAAGGATTTTGGGTTGGTAGAGACGTCCGTTACAGAACCTCCTGCAAGGACTTTGTCTTTTAGCTTTACCATATTAAATCGGATTTGTTACTAAGTTTTTCTTACCTTTTCTGATATAGTTAGTAATGGCTTCAGCCATTATGCAGTCATCTGTGTATACTGCATCATCATCGTAGATGTTATCATCGTTTGCCTTATCTTTACCCATTGCCACTGGCCTATTTCTGGAATCGAATATGAATGTATATGACTCATCCACAAAGAATTTGTTACATATATTCACTTGGTCAAAACGGATATCTTCTTCTAACTCATCTATAATAATTGGTCTAGTGGATGTGGTTGTATACCAACCTGGGATATCTTCTACCTCGGGCTTACTTTTACCTTTCTTTTTCAAGAGTTTTTTAGCGTAATACAAGTTAGGATAACCATGGTCCTGAATCTTTGATGTTACTGCCAACCCAATATCATTTGATTCTGGTGCTATCAGTGCATTGTTGAAACGTTTACCGGTGTGCATGAGGAGGTTTGCATACTTAGAAGGATTTATCTTCCCCCTAAAATAAGCTAACTCCTCCCCATACCGGTTCATAACAGAAAATGCAGAATAGTCGTTTGCTCTACCGATAGCAACGTCTGCTCCGATAAAGCATCTCTCACCAGGTTTGGCGAAACGTCTTATAAATAGCTTCCCATTCTGTTCAATGGAAAGGTAATCATCTGGATAAGGTAAACATTCTTCTATAGCCCTTATACAATTCAAATCGAATACTGTGTTACCTGAAGATAGGAAGTCACCGTCAATCTCCTGTGCTGTTCTCCTTGGACCCAATGACTTAGCCATCGAGTTATACCACTCCTCGTTTCTTTCAGGGTGCATTTGCCAGTATAACCGAATGGGGTTAAAGTAACTATCTCCATTCTTGGCATCAACCCATTGTTTGTGAAAGAAATTTCCAATTCCCATTGGCGTGTTATGGTTGATATACAGGGAGTTACATATATATGATTGGTCCTCTTCAACTGAAATATCGTAAATGTTTTCATAAGTCACATTTACTAATTTCAGCTTAGATATATTTACCTTAGTTACTCTCCTATTGTTTATAACCCTACTAACATAAGATTTATTTACCCTCAACCCCAGCTCATCCTCAATCTCTTTTATGATTATTTTTGATGAACCATAAGAATTACCATACTTCTGATATTTCTCTTTTATCTTCCCTATCAATAGGATATCTGGAAATTTATCTCCTACACTCGGAGCAACTTTAAATGTTGGTGATAAATTCACCGCTCTTTTAGTGTTTTCTGATTGAGAAATTATCTGCAAGTTAGTTACATAGTTATGTGCATGGTTACAATCAATATGATCCACTACGTAACCTTCTGGGATATCCCCTATAAATAATTTTGCTACTAACCTAGATAATGAGAAATTCTTACTTTCTCCTTTCTCCAAAAGTTTTACTCTATAATAACCGGAATTACCAAGCATTGGTTCCTTCTCTATTAAAGAATCACCATCCTTGATATAGAGTTTTCCCCAGTTGGATAACATGTATTTTGGATACCCAGGAATATTCTTGAATACCTCTATACTTGGCTTCTCAGTTTTCTCGTTCTCTAATTTCTTAAAGCCAGTATCGAAAGTGATCATATTTAACCCTTCTCTAACTATTCTACCAACTGATCTCCAACCTTGTGTTGTGTATAACTTGTGAGCTGGTGTACATCTCAACTTATTACCATACTCATCCTCTACTTCCCAGGTCTTAAGCACTCCCTTGTTCACTGAATGGGTTACCTTTCTCCAATTACCAGTATGTGATAATACCTCTATCCCCAAATAAGATATGTCCTGTATCCCCATTTCTTTTGGGCAAACAGTATCTATTCTCAATGGCCCATTCTTTGTAACTATCTCTGTATCACCAGTTACGCAAGAGTTTAGGATAGCACTACCCCCAGTGTTGTGATTTACAAAGCCATCTGCTGATATATAGCTATGATTTCCCTCTACCTGTATATCATATATGGGTTCTATGGTTTTTTTAACTAATGTTAGTTTAGAAATATACACTCTACCACCTCTTTCTTCAAAAATCCTTTTTACAAACTTACTAGCTTGTAAATTATCTGGATATACCTCATTGGCTATTTCTTTGTATGAATACCCCTGTTTACGCATCTCTAGAATCTTACCTCTTTTAACCAAATCTGGTAACCTATCCCCAGATATAGGGTTTAAATCTAATCCAAGATTCTCTTTATACGCTTTTTCTATATTCTCTTTCGGAGTAACATACCTAAGGTTAGTTATATAGTTATGGGATTTATCATTATCTATATGGTCCACTTGATACCCATTAGGTTTTTGTCCTAAAAACGCTTCTGCAACTAATACATGTACATTTCTTTGAAATAATTTACTTTTCCCTTGGTTTTTACAATCACCAGTTTCTCTTTTTGTACCATAACTTAACCCAACCCTAAAATAACCAAATTTATTTTTCCTTTGAGCTACTTTAGTTAAGTTACCTTTCTTTTTTCTATATACATTACCCAAGTTAGATATATAAAAATCAGGGAAATCTTTTATGGGCTTTATCTCCTCTACTAGGGGTGGTTTAGTTATTGTGTTTACATCTCTAAAATCTTTTATTTTAGTATCAACCCCAACTATATTTAAATCTTCCTCAATTATCTCTCTTACTGTTTTCCACCCACTTGTTGTAAATAACCTATGTGCTGGAGTATATCCACCTATATTACCATGGGTATCTTCTACATACCAAGTTTCAAGATTACCCTTATTTTGAGTATGTGTAATTTTTCTCCAATTACCCTCATGTGTTAGAGTATAAACCTCTTCCGAAGAAATTTCTTTTACACCCCGTTCTTTAGGACATATACTCCCTAGTTCTATTACCTTAGTATATAACCTAAATTTCTCTTTCCCATTAATTTTACCTAACGAGATTTTTTTCTGGTAAAGTATTGGTGTAGAATAAATTGCGCAACTTAAAGTGGGGAATGCTGCTGCCCAAATCCTATCTGCCCATCTTACAATTGCTGCTTCGTCTATCACAAGAAGAGAAACTGCCTCTGAACGACCAGCTTCTTCTGTTGTAGGTACTGATGTTATGGATGACCCATTCACAAATTCCAATACTGTAGCAGTACCGAAAGAATCTCCACGTATTTGTGTTACAGGTGTTTGTAACCATTCAGGCAGGTTTTTGTACATGTACTTAATCCTTTTCAGAACTCTCTTTGCAACCATATCCTTGATTGAAATAATCTGGATATTCTTGTTGTCATTAAACATGGCTAACCATAAGCAAAAGAAAGCGATAAGCTCTGTTAAACCTGCCTGACGGAACTTTAGTATGATATTGAAACGGTTGTTCAAGAAATTCCAGAGAACTGCTCTCTGGTATTCGTATAGGTTGAACTTAACTTTACCCTTAACTGGGTGAATGATATACACAAAGTTTGCAAGGTAGAATGGGTTTACCTTGCATGTCCTATATATCTCGAATTGTTCCCTCGTAAGAGTTACTATCTTTTTCTCCATATCCTAAACTTTAATCCAACCTCTAATCTTGGTTTTTCGTTAAACAATAGAACCTCAGAAGCCCGGAGAAAAGCGAATGAGTTGTTATTAAACCGAAAATCTAACTGAAACTCTCCGAATGGCTTTCTATGTAAAAAATCTAAACAGAAAACAAGGTAGTGAGAAAGCCTTGGCTCCTGAGGTCTGTATTTTGTTTTTGAATATCCCATAACTCCTGATGACCAACGATAGTTGTAATCCTGGTAAAACAGGTTGTAATGTTCCGAGTAAACTTGTCCGTTAATTCCGAGAAGAGAAAGGTTAAGTGAATCTCTGAATAAACTCATCTCCACTAACTTTGGGTTTTGGGGATAGAGCTTTAGGAAATTCTCTGAAATCTCTATCTCTTCCTGTAATCCTTGGATAATGAAACTGTAATGAAGGCTATCCTTCAAAATCCTTAATTCCAATTCCTTGATTCTAGATGAATCTTCCTGGTAAATCGTCACTCTATCAGGTTTCAGTGTATCTCTGATGATTTGGATTTCAGGATAAGGTTTTGGAAAGAAGACCGTATCTGTAACCACCTTTACATGGGGATTTGATGATTCAGATTTGTTTGATCTGAATCCGAGATAAAAGGTTAAAGCCAGTATCCCAATGATGGTTATGATTTTGATCGTTGTCTTCATCTCTATTTCCTGTTTAGTTTCAGTGTATTAGAACCTCGAAAGATATAGGAATGTTAAAAACTGTTTATTCGGATTACATTTCATGTTAAAAAGTATTTAACTTATTCACTTTCAATTAGTTGAATGTGTCTTTGAAGGACTTATATCTTTAGATATAAGGACTTTAAAGTATCTTATACTCTAAGCTTAGAGATAGAGTCCAAAAATTAACCCTTCTAAATTAACCCCCTATAATCCCCCTAATAAAGGTTTCCCTAATAAAAAGGGGATAGGATGGATAACTACTTGATACTCAATTTCTTATGATTATAAATCCACTTTAAGGCCCATAACATCCATAACCCAACCTCATAAGGAGGGCATTTAGCCACGGTTGTCCTACCCTTGTTTATCCAGTATCCCATATCTCGGTTTGAATATTTTTTGTAGGCCACTATCCTGAATGAGTCTGGGATACCCTGTATCCTTGCTAATTCTCTTGGGCTCATTTGGTACCCTCTTGGGTTGAATTGTCGGTTAGATTTTCTGGCCACTTGTGGGTATTCAGAAGGTATATTTCGGTAAACACCAGGGGCTGAGGTGTATTTCCTGTCTTGAGTCAAAAACCTCTTCTGAGTCATGTCTTTTTCCCAGTATTTTTTGATATCCACTAATGACATCTTTTTACCTGCATAAATGGTTATCACTGAATCTAGCGGTTCTGTTATATGGCCAGTTCTAAAATTGTAATTTTTCCCAGACAATCCTTTCAGTAATTCTTTGGTAGTTTTGATTGGGTATTCTGGTTGTTTTGTGATATGTTTCCATATTAGCTTATGGTTGATTTTGAAATCTTTACATATACCCATTACGATTAGCCTAACTCTACCTACTTGTGAATTCCCAAAGAAAGTCACTGACTTCACTAAAAAATGTAAATGGTAGTCTTCTTTTAACCAATCTATTGATTCAATATATGGCCTTGATTTAGGTAGATTTTCCATGAAAAAGATTTCAGGTTTTGATTCTCTTATTTGGTTAAAAAAGGCAGTAAAGGATTCATTATTAAGAGGGTCTGATAATTTCTTAGCCCTTGTCAAAGCCATCATTGATGATGACCCACAATCTGGTGCCCCTACAATTACCTGAGCGGGTACAATTTCTGATGGTTGTATGTGGTTATACAATTTTACTCTTTTCCCAAAATTTGTTCTCCATTGAACATCATTTGGGGTGGAGAACAGAGCTCTCGGCTCAATGTTAGCCACTAGGTATTCTTTCATTGGGTATAACCATGAACCATTACCACCACACACTGACAAAATCTTGGGTTTTAATTTCTTGTGTTTCATATTAATTGTTTTTATTTTCAATAGTTGGTATTGCCAAATCTATCATTTGGATGAGTAAATATTGAATCTAGAAGAAAATTATTGAGTAAAAGCTAAATTAATTCATTAGCCCTAAAAAGTTTAAACTAGATAACTCTTTCTATCTTGGTTCTAATAATCCTAAAATCAAACAAATGGAAATACAATTCAAAAATAGGCAGGATTTAGTGGATTACTTTGAGAATCTCCCAAGGATGTTATACATTGTTATGGGTGATAAACGAGTTACTTTACACTCATATAAATTCGCAAGGTTAATCCTTTTCTCTATGGGTGCTGAAATGCACAGAGATGGTAAGTTAGATTTACTTGCATACACCAAATTAACTCGGATGTATTCTCAAGATTTCATTGATCATCAAGGAGGAACCAACAGACAAGAATATCAATATGATGATAAGGAAATGGATTTTATTGAGGAGATGGTATCTCTATTCTCACTCGAGATATTGAAAGCTGAGTTTATATCTGATGTACAGTTCAGAATCCTATTATGCAATGAGAACGTGATAGATATTATACTCCAATGAGAAAGTGTAAAGATAAAAGAATGTATGAACCCCATGTACAGGTTTTGAAGTATATACTTAATTTAGACCAAGACCCATTTTGTAGTTTTGTTTTACCTAATTGTACAAGGAACAATCTGATAAACCTGGACAGAGTGGATTATAGTATAACTGGGATAAGGGTTATAGATGAAATTTACATGTGGCAGGATATAGAGGTTGATGGTAAGTTACACATAACAAGCCCGCTTTACATAGAAACTATTACAGAATACAACAAGTATTTAAAACACATATCAAAAGAGATGGCAGTAAATTACGAAATAGGGGATTTAAAACCAGTAGATTTCAAGGAATCTAACAGATTATTACAAGGTAGTGATAATGACATAGAACCCTTGAAAGTTTATAACGATGGTACAATGTCAGTATCATGTTGGAAAATAACATTTAGAGATGTACTTAGGTTATTATTTAATCCTAAGAAAAGATATATTTGGATGGGTATAAAAGCTGGACAATCACAACCCCCAGTATGGTTAACCACCAGATACCCGTTCAAATAGATTCCCATGAGTGTTAGATTTTACCCAGACTTTCACAGGAGTCTGGGTTTTCTTTGAGTGAACTAATTTAAAATAAACAAGTTATGGAAATTCCAAAAAACCTACAAAAATATCACAGTTATCTATGTAATAGCCTACAAAGGCTTAAAGATATGAAGTTAAAGCCTAAACAGATGAAAAAAGAAACTGTGGGTGTAGAGATAGAGTGTTATAAATGTGGTAAATCATTTAAGATGGTTTTCACTATTGCAGAGTGGGCAGCATACCTTGATACTCAAAGAAAACTGATAGAAGAGAAAGGTATTGTGATGAGTAATCAAGATACAGTGTCTATGTTCAGATACAAGAACATGAGATTTTTGAAACACCTATTCCTTGAATGTTGTGAATCCTGTTTACAGGAAGAAGAAAGGATTCAGGTAGATGGGTTAATGTCACTTGAGAATAACATCAAGTTAATTCTTGGAACCTATGAAAAAGGAAAAGAAGAATACGAGAGAGCACCCATTACAAGTTTACTGTAAAACCTGTGGTAAACTGTTAGTAGAGGTAGAAGCTGATTGGTATCAGTTTAACTGGTATTACGCTCCTTTAGAGATAAGACCACCATTAAGAGAACTGTTTCCTGGGATTACCCACGAGCAGTTCTTGGGTTTGAAATACAGGAAATGTGAGCAATGCAGGAAACAAAAGAAACAAGGGATTTGCATTTAGTAAAACGGGATATTATATTTGCATTATAATTAAATAATAAAAATATGGTTATTAAGACTTTACTAAAATTGATTATCCTAATCCCCACTTTAAAAATCTTAAAATGGTGGTACAGGGGATTTAATATGTTTATTTGGGTTGGATGTGGTATCACATTTAGTTTTGCAAGGGTATCTGGAAATATGGATTTACTAGATAAAGGGTGGTATAAAACATTCACAGAGGTTTTGGGTTTCAGTTTATACATGGTACTCCATGTATTATGGATATTAGCTATCAGGGAATTAATCATTAAATTATAATATGTTACAGTACTTAGAATTATTAAAGAAAGTCCATGTTTTAGGGACTTATAGAAAGCCGGCAAGAGAAAGGATGCCGGCTTCTAAGAATTTATTCGGTGAGATGATGGAAATTGATTTACGTGATGGGTTTCCATTATTAACTACTAAAAAGATGGCTTGGAATGCTATCAGGGTAGAGTTATTATGGTTCTTGAGAGGAATACCAAACCTAAGGTATTTATGGAGATATAATGTACATATCTGGGACCAAGATGCTTATAGGTTTTACAAGAGAAAATGTGAGACTTATACTAGGACTCCATTATCTTATGATGGTTGGTTAGAGAGATTATGGGCTATGAGAAATGGTTCTTTCTGGGAAAGAAATTGGGACTTTGACAAGATGACTTATATGGGAGCAGTTTACCCTGTTCAGTGGAGGGGTACATTTGTTTTTGGTGGGTCTTCTCATACTGACCAAATCCTATATATGATAGAGAATATCCGGAATAATCCTACTAGTAGGTACCATATAGTTGATGCTTGGAATCCCATAGATATTTATCTGAATAAGGGAAATTCAGTATTGGCTTTACCCCCATGTCACATGAGCCATCAAATTTTGGTAGATGTGGAGAATAACGAGTTTGACATGCTCATGTACCAGAGAAGTGCAGATATCTTCTTGGGAGTTCCATTTAATATAGCTAGTTATGCTTTGCTATGTGAATTCTATAGCATGATGACTGGATATAAACCTAGGTATCTCAAAATGGTTTTTGGAAGCGTTGATTTATATGAAACTCATTTTGAGCAAGCAAGAATACAATTAAACCGAGATCCTAAACCATTACCTAGATTAAAACTATTACCGAATGAGAATGGTGTTATGGATAGGGTGATTGAATTCAATATGAAGGCTAAGGAGTACTATGATGACCCTACTCATTCGAAGTTAGATGAAGTGATCAATGTATTACAACCTTCAGACTTTGAGTTAGTGGGTTATGACCCATATCCCGCAATAAAAGGGAAACTAGATACTGGATTGGGGATCTAATATAATGTGTTATAGAGGCATTGTTATTTATACTGTATCTAAGTTTTGAATTTAAACGACAAAGGGGACCGTCGAGATGACAGACCCCTTCTTTTTTGTGATTAAGATAATCTTTTCCACCAACCGAAAGTCTCATACTGTCTTTGTAAGCTACATGGTTTATCCCAAGTTTCTTGGATCCAGTATGCTTGTCTTTCGAACCCAACTTTCCTATAAGCTTTATCAACTCCTTCTTTAATAATCCAATACAACCACTCCACTAAGTAAATGATATAGTAAAGAGTGAATGGTACAAGGATTAATAACAACATCCACCAACTCTGAATCTCAAAGGCGAATAGAATAAAAGTGACCAAGATTCCTATACCTAACCCAAGACCCACACAATCTTTGTATTGTTGGACATGACACCACTCATGTTTTATAGACCGCCCATTGAGTGAAGAGTGCTCAGTGATAACGAATCCGAATAACATCATGGTAGCAAATCCATTTAGAAAAGTAAGGACCTTAGCTAAACCCGAGTTATAGTAAATCTTCATAACTATTGTTTTACGGGTTTGATGTACTTGTCATAGAACATCTTTGCCCACCAACCAATCACTGCTCCCGCTGCAAATGATACCAGAGCGTTAACTGATACCCAGAAAGGAGCACACTTTACAAATACTAACGCTACGATTACGATAGCTGCTACCGCAACCCAAAATAAAATTCTCTTTTTCATATCTCAAAATTTAAGGTTACATATCTGATAAGGTTACTGTCTCACTGACTGTTATAGCTCTAGTAGCTTGGTCAATGTTGATAGTGACCCCATTGAATTTCTTGTTAACAATATCTGGTACCATGACCTTGATCACTGTTACCTGTTCAAAGGTGTTTGATAATACAGTGTAAGGCTTGGTATAGATAGGAGTTTGTCCCGCCTCTACGTTTAAGCAGTAGATGCAATTCAAGAATAACTCTATGGGTATCTTGCCAGATTGTACTTCTGGTTTGATGTGATCAGATAACTCAGTCATAGAACTGCTTGACAACTTCTTCTCAGTAGAGATAACCAATGTAGGAGCTTTCACTTCTGATGATGTGGTGGCCACTTTACCAGAGTCCACGTACTTCCCTTCAGCATCATCCCAAATCCACCAGTTGTCATTCTCCCCTATAATGGGAGATTTACCGGGTTGGCCTTTCACTATATTACCCATAGTGATTTGAGCAAATACTCTCTCGTTTGTTACAACTGGAAAGATATTTAGCTCTCCATTATAAATTTCTAGCTTACAAATCATAGTAAATTATATTTTTCCTATTACTGCATATTTTACTTCTAGAATATCAGAGAATACACCTATGATTGAGGTCTCAACATTCTCAGCCTCTGATACAGTTACTTGCATCACTTGGATATCATAAACTCCATCCATATCCTTCGTCTCATCAGGTGAGAAGTTTATGAGGAGTTTGTTTCCATTCACTTCCATTTTCCCATACTGAAGGTCTGGGTATTCTGGAATTGGGTCTAAAATCAATGGCATGGGATTCTGGTAAATGGCTACAACCTGTGAACCTTGAGCCACTACAACTCTCATTACCTTGTCTTCTAACGTGATTGGGGTGATTCCATCATCTTCATACATAGCAAGAACTAATCCGACAGTCTCACCTGTATAGATTGTGTGTTTGT